AGACGCACGATTCGCCGACGCAAGTAATGGACATCCGCATCGTTTCATATAATGTCTTAGGATTCCCCTGGATCTCGACACAGATACACGACATTGTCCATTGGATTGTTGAAAACACAGACGCAAATATCGCTGTCCTCCAAGAAGTGTGGTGTCGTCATGACGTATGGGCCTCGGCCTTCGCCGCCTTCGCTGCCAAAGGCTGGACACTGGTTCGTCCCACCCGTGAAGCCCATATTCTGGGAATTTTTGGTTCCGGCCTGGCGACGGCATTCCGATCCGATACATGGCGTCTGGACGATGCCCGATTCTATCCATTTCTGAGTTCGACGGGGTTTGACATGTTCGCTTCGAAAGGCTGGTTCCGCACGGTTCTCACTCATGTTGCCACTGGTCGTTCTGTTCGGATTGTGAATACGCACATGCAGTCCGACATAGAAACCATAAAACGGTGGACAATAGGATATACGGAGGTTGTCCGTCGGCAACAGTGTCTCCAGCTGGCGGAAGTGGAACTGAATTTTCCTGCTAGGCAGGACAGCCAAACAAATCCAGTCGCAATCATCGTCGGCGACTTCAATACCGACCAATGTTGGATACCCGGTGCTTCCTGGTTAGAAACCGATACCGGCCAAACAATGGAAGAAGTCGCCGTCAGTCTGGATCATCTGGTTGCTGTTCCCTCCACTGTTGAGCTCGTATCTCATAGAGTTGCCCGCGAAATCAACTGGAGTGATCATTGGCCTATCGTGTGGCATCTCCAAGAATTGTCCAACAGTTGAACACTACTGAATATCCAAATCGCACATAACCAGATCCAAATCCATTCATAACAACAGTGTCGATTCCACTATTGTTATGACTGTAGTAGCATTCCTCTCAACATCATAGAGGAGATGATTCCATGGCAGTGGATTCTGACCGCAATCGTGGTCGGTCTGCTATTCGACTATGTGTTTCGTGGCCGCCCCCGCAACCAAAGTCTCTCCATAATCGAGACGATGGATAATATGACGGATTGTACTGACATGGCCGATCGCATGAGTGCCTCTTCCTATACTCCGCCAGCCTACGAAGACATGGACGATATTCCGTTTCTCGGCTCTCTGAGTCACATGGATCGTGTTGCCCGCCACATGAATGCGTGCACGGTGATGGGCGAACGCGAAGGACCCGCGGGAACCCGTATTCAGACCGTTGCGCGCACTTGTGAATCCGGAATGGCACACACTGCCGACGGAGATCGTATTCGTATACCCGATTCGATTCCAGAGGCCCTTCGCGATGAGACTCTGAAACACGAACTAATACATATTTGGCAGCGCAGAGCTCCGGATGCGTGGGCCGACTTTTACCGGCGACAATGGTCGTTCGTGTATGTCGATCAGCCGCCCGCGGGTTTACCGCCCGCCATCCAAGAGTCCCGCAGGTCGAACCCCGACACGTGGCGACATCCGTGGGTTCGTTGGATGGCACGATGGTGGCCGATTCCCGTATATGATCATCCGCAGTCAGGCCCTCGTCTGCGGGAAGCCCATACAGTCTGGTGGGACGAATACACCCGCAGCGTTCTTCGGACACCACCGGCAGAATGGACCGCGTTTTTTGGATATCCCTCTCAGGATGAACATCCACACGAAATCGCGGCAGTGTATCTTACGGAGGCGGTGGATAACTCGATAGCAACCGAAGGAGGAGCAGGAGGAGCAATAGGAGCAGTCGGCAGCACCAACACAGAGGCCAGTCGCCGGTTGCGAACCTGGTGGATTCTGAACTCACGAAAAATTATGCATCTATAATAGAGCCATAACAGGGATGGCCGCAATCGTTACCCTGGCTGAACCTTTCGTGTATGTATCGGACAGTGCATGTGAAGATTCCTGTATGTGGAATGACCGGCATATTCCGTTTGCCCGTTCTCCTCTAGATGCATGTCGTGGTGGTAAAAGAAAAAGTCCGCGAACTGTAAGGGATGGAGCGGCGTTCCCGAAAACGGGCAGCTTCACAGTTGTCTCGCTCACGGCGCCGCAGCAGTCGAACAAATCCGTCGAAAACACCGAACCACTGCGAACTCGCGGATGATTTTTTCGGGCACCGCAATGATCGCTGGAAAAACTCCATCGTTATTCCCCCCACGGAAACCCGCGTTCTACAGAGCTATTACATGCAGAACAAAATCAACGATGAGCTCTCCGCGATCATCCACGCACAGCCACGGGGGTCCGTTATTAGCACCTTTCTGGAGAGCTGGGACACCTGTCGCATCAGTGCGTCTCTTTTCATGCCGGCGCTCACGATGAACAGCATCACCGACATCTGTAAACTGATGGGATGGATGAATCACGCCGGTGTTGCCTCTCCACTCTGGGTCTACACGCAGGGTGATTCCACCGATCATCGGATATGTCGCATCTGGATTGAAGAGGGTGATCCGCGCATCGGTATTCCTGAATACTGGTTGTGGTCGCAATACGCTGCGCATCGCAAAGCATACGCTGTCTATATCAACCGATTAGCCCATATTCTGGGTCTGCCGATTCTCCGTCGCGGCTACTCTGCCGAACGCGAATTTGCGTCCGTATTTCCTCCCATGGGCCAACGGCAGAAGGGCAACACGGTGTTGAGTCTCGGAGAACTTAAGCGGGAGTTTTCCGTATTCGATTGGGACGCATTTCTTACGGCGGCGGGCTATACGAAAGAGCGGCAACGCGATGTATCGTTTCGTGTGACTTCCCGCCCGTTCATGCACCATCTCCAGTCGCGTCTACTGAACTGGTCGATGGATCGCTGGCGCGGTTGGTTCGTCTGTATTCTGGCACAGTGGGCCGCAGGAAATATGCCGGCGGGGCCACTGCGATCGGCCTGGTTTGCCTATAATCGTGCGTTCCTCCAGGGCATGAAGGCCGATATGTCGCCGCCACGGTTACGCAACGCCATCGTTCCGTTGTTGATGCCGAACTACTTGGGAAAACTCTGGGTGGAGCGGTTCTGTAGCAAAGAGACGCGCCGCAAGGTGGAGGGAATGTGCGAACGGATCCGTCACGCCGCCGCAACTGCGATTGCGGACACTCCGTGGATGGCCGCGTCAACCCGATCGGCCGCGCTGCGGAAACTCAAACAACTGACAATCGAAGTCGGCTGGCCCGACGATAAAACGTGGATCACGCACGAAACGGTGTGTCGGCTGAGTCCCACGGATTATTTCGGCAATCTGATTGAGCTCAGCAAGGCGGCGTCGGACATGAATACTTCGCTGAAGGGCAACTGTCGGCATCCGCTGGGTGAAAACTGGTCGCGTCCGGTGTTTGAGGTGAATGCGTATTATTATCCCGATGAGAACCGATTTCTGTTGCCCGCCGCGATTCTGCGGCCGCCGTTCTGGGATCCGCAGGCGTCGGTTCCGACCAACTATGGATCTATAGGATCCACCATTGGGCACGAGATCAGCCACGCATTCGATTCTGAAGGACGCAACTATGATGAACACGGCGACCGCCGCGACTGGTGGACAGATCACGACGACCGTGAGTACCGGCGGAAAGCCGGAGAGATCGTCCGTCTGTTTGAATCGCGACAGTACAGAGGTATGTCCGTCAATGGAGAGCAGACTCTCGTCGAAAACATTGCGGATATCGTGGGTATCCAGTTCGCGTTGGCGGGCATGGTGGATGAGCTCAAACGGACACCGACACTGGCCGAGTACCGAGAGTTCTTTGATGCCTATGCCGTGTCGTGGCGGGCAAAAGATCGGCGGCGGAGAGCGGCCCAGCTGTTGGTGACGGATTTCCACTCTCCACCGGAGCTACGGGTGAATCATGTGGTGCGTCTGTTTGAAGAATGGTATGCTGCGTACGGCGTGGGCCCGGATTGTAAAGAATGGATTCCGCCGGCACGTCGGACCCGTTTCTTTGGAGCTTAAATAATCATGAGATCCGCCAGCCGCCAGTATTCGTACTTGCCGTCTGGGAGAGGTCTCTTCATAATGTATGGCAGCCGCTTGGCTTCCAGTTCCGCCTTGGCGATTTCATAGACGTCCGTGAGAAACTCAGGAACTTCGATGAAAGGCGGTGCTCCGTGCGCCAGTTGGGAGGCCCTCAGAGACAGCACTTTCGTGCGCTCATAAAGTGTCAGAAACGGATAGGTCGTGTGCCGCTGATCGGATTCTCCGTTGCCTCCCTTCTGGACCAGACCCTCCTGTACGGCGTCTTCATAATCCGGGAAGATTTCGGGATGCTGCACCAGTAGCCCCTGGGTTTGTGCCGACGGCGCCTGTGTGATTCCCAATGCCTCGGCCGGTTCCAGCGCTGCTCCGCCGACATCATCCACATCCTCCGGACCTCCTTCTATGTCCTCCATTTGATCCAGTGCCTGGTTGTATTCATCCATTGCCATTGCGTTGTCGTCGGCCATCCTGTTTATTCGGGCGGGTTTCGGTTCGGGCACCCGTCAAGTTTTGGCCAGGAGCAGTAGGGGAATGCTACAACTGGCTCCGCGGGCTCCGCGTGCTCCACGCCACCGCCAGTCCAGAAAGACAAGAAAACAGATGAAGCAGCGCGGAGGCGCGGCGTTGCCTGCCGGTTTCGATGACGATATTCGCGCCGTAGCGACAACACTCACCAAACTCAAACTGTTGCCTGCCGTGCCACAGCTGTCAGACAACCAACAGAAGATCGATGTATGGGTCAAGGCGATTGAGAACCAAGATGCTCTGTTTGCCAATGCCATCCATGAGTTGCGCAACAACACGCTGAAAATCGGAGACAGCAACGACAGTCTGTTTGCCGATCCCGCCGCTGCGATTGATACCGGATTTTTCACGCTACAGAAGAATATAACCAAGATCAAAGCGGTTCTGTTAGTGGAAGAAGCACCGGAGCGCATAAATCCGGTTCGATCCGCGTTACGGGTCGACCAGACGTGCCGCGGTGACAAGATAATGTGTATCGCTAAGGAGCCGAAGGACATGTTGTCGCTTCTGTTATTTCCCGATCGGATGCGTAATCTGTTCGTATATTCGGTGGCCGACGCAATTCTCCATTCGGATACGCAGATCATCGAACCAGAACTCCAGAGGCTGCAGACGGACCAGCTCTATGGCACCATGATGGCCAATGCGTGGTATCTGACGGGTCAGGCTCTGATGGACAGTACATGGATCGGGGGTGAACCGCTCATAATGCAGACGCAGACGCAGACGCAGACGCAGACGCAGACGCAGATTCCTTCATTTCTGCCGCTCTTCTGGCGCTCTTTCGTGGAGGATACGGAGAAGAACCGGTTATTGACAGCGGATTCACCAGAGCTTTTTCAAAATGTTACGATTGCTTCCTGTGTTGCGCCGTGTATCAAAGCGCCCCGGAATCAGGGGAAACTGCCAGAATACTGGGGATGTCTGGCATCGCGAATCGGTATCTGGTGGCGAACGGAAAAAGGTGCCAAACCGGCGACACTGTGGGCCAAGTTTAGTCAGTTATCTCCGACTCAGAAACCGGTGGATACCGCGACAAAGCGGGGAGTTCCTCCGTGGCCTGGTGTGAACATCTACGGAACGCCGTTGGAAAACATTCTGCACCATATGGATGTAGAGCAGCTACATTTTGTGTTGCATCTGTGCGCGACATTAGGGATGTTAGCAAGTGAAACGGATAAGTGAAACGGACAAGTGAAACGGACATTTCTTGAAATAATATTGTCCATAATATTTCAAGAATATCGGGCGGTTATGCGAAGACAGTTAAAAATCTAGTCCCCAGTGGCAAGCTCAGTCAAGAGCCGGCTACATTCGGCAAAGATTAAGGATGGAGCGCAAGTAACGGGATCCACTTCTGGTCGGCGCAAAAATTCATATATTCCTGTGTGAAACTCTGGAACAGCAGTGGAGGAGCCAGAGCCAGAAGAACCAGAAGAGCCAGAAGAACCAGAAGAACCAGAAGAACCAGCACTAGCGCTCCGAATCGGTCGGCCATCCGTGTGGAATCCCTTCAGCATATCCACAATCGTTCCACTACACGGCACCTGCAGCCACGATCGAACCTTCGTATAGATATTCGTCGGCAAATACTCGTCCAACGGAAAATAACAGTGAATACAGAAAATCAGCTGCGCAATATCGCGCCCCATTTTACAACAGAGTTCTCCCAATGGAAACCAGGATCCCGCCTGAAACACCGTATTCGGTTGCCGCGGAGGTGGACATCCCACGCAGGCGAACCCAAAATCAATCAGAGTCACTTCCATATATGTGGAAATGGTCTCACCCGCCAGCAGGAGCTTCAACGGATCAATGCGCTTACGGACCATCAGATTGTTGACTTTCACATCGCGATGATTCAGTCGTAGCCGTCTCTGCAGATACCACAAAATGTATGCCAACTGTGCCAGCACTTCCAGCAATATCTTCGCATTCGTTTCTTTCGTCGATATTGACCATTCCTTGTGTAAGAACGAATACAGAGTTCGTCCGTTCACATACGACATCCCCAGAGACATACTGAGCCAACCGGAAGACGCCGCACAGTGATCACCAAACACTTCGTAGGGGCGCGGGATACTTCGTGGAGTTGCGGTGCTCTGCATGGTTTGCCACGCCAACACATGGAGAAGTGCTTCACTAATGTGTGCGATAACATCTTCTGATGGCAGAACGGTGAAACCCGGTGGTGGAACAGTTTTCTTGATGACGATGTCGTGGGGATGTTCCACAGTGCTGAACAATCCATCGGAAGGCCGCCGGCGCACCACAATGCGTTTGGCGTGATGGATTTTTCCGTAGCTGCCTTCCTTGAAGAGTTTACCCAGATTCCATCCTATCAGGAGATCCGGTTCGGTGAGCCCCTTGGTCAGAAAGCGCCACTCTTGGGACTGAATGGTTTGGACTGGCCCTACGCGGGCAATCTCCTGTGCCCGCGGTAATACATCACAGATATTGGAAGCATCATCCGCTAAATGAACATTGAGGAAGCCGTGCTTCACGAGCTCCTCCATTTGTTTATGCCCTACTGCGGTCTAAGATATTCTCTATCATAATCAATGTAAATTAAACAGATTAGCAGCTGCAGCAGTGGCAGCAATGGCAGCAATGGCAGGGTCAAAGTTGACTGCCGTGTGCCACCCGATGTACGCCCGACAGTCGCAGTATGTTTGTATATGGTCTCCGGTGTGAGCGCAAGGATCTGGCCTTCATTCCTGAGCATGCGGTGGAAGATGTTGTATATCTTGCCGACCACGATCTGCTAATCTTTCCTGATCTAACACATGCCTCCAGTCTGAAATCGCACGGCCCGACGATCACCGATACGTTCCGGTGGTTTGCCCAGCGTCTAATTTCAGATACCAATAGCGTGTGGGAGACCGAATGGATAGAGCATCCGTTTCTGACAGATAACGGGGCAGAAGTGGTGCGGGCGTTGCGTACCACGCCCACGTGGTATTATGTTCCGGCGGATGGATTGCCGACTACGGAAGATTGAGCAGCCTGTGATCCGGCCTGTTTATCACAGTCGGACAGTTCACCTCTGGATAGTGCGTCAGTCTTGGCATCGATCGCATCCAGCCACTTCTTTTGTTTGGCCATAGCATCTTGGACTTGCTGGAGTTGGAAACGAAGTTGGGATAGAGATGGAGGCAAGATAGCGGAAATATCATCGAAGGATTCGGTGGTGGCGACTCCACTGCCACTGCGGGAAGAGGAAGAGCCAGAGGAAGAGCCAGATCCAGAACTAGATATACTCTTACAAGTATCTAACTTATCGAACCCATTCCATATTGTGGGTCCCGTATACAATCCGACCGAACGTCCCATTTTGGCAATGCGCACCGACAAAGCAGATGGATCCGGTGGTGTCTTATCTGTGTTGCCATTGCCACTACATTCCGTTAATGGACCCTTCGCATTCGAACGGGCATCCTGTATCGCCACGGCCACCAGATTCGGATCATTCTGGCCCGGTGGACCCACATTGTTCTGAATCAGCTGATCGGATCGTGTGAGATACTTACACACTTCGGCCTCTGTAGTCGTCACATCGGCAACCAGCTTTTCCATGGAATCGACTGCCTCTCCTGCCTCTCCTGCAACAACAGGATTATCAAACCGCTCATACGGATGGATATTCATACAGACCGACCCCACAATGGCCAGAGTAAATACGACTCCCAATAAAATAATGGCAACACTGAACATTAGTTCCATCACACTCTCCTCATTCAGACGCATCAACAAGGCGACTCCCGCGACGATAACCACTGCCGCCGTCACCACGATACCAGGAATCATCGGAGCAAATCCGCCAAACATGGTCTACACTCTGTCATACCGCTGCGGATTTTCCACGACACCGAAAACCACTGCAACCAACAGAGTCCGGCACCCATGATGAAAGGAAAAGGACCCACCTGCCGCTTACCGAAACAGGGCTACACCAAGGGACTCCATTCATCCATGCTTCTGAAAGCGCAAAAAGCCTTCGTTCAGGACTGTGTGCCGCCGCCCTTCATTCCGAATGTCTGCTGTAGCGCGCCACCGTTGACTCCTACCCGTCAAACCCAGACACCAACCGGCACTCAGTATCTTTTATCGAAGTACGCCAAATCTGTTCAGCGCGTATTCAACAACGACTACAACTATACCTGCGGTGGAATCTCGAACACGACCCAGGCGTTTTCTCCTTCGGCCGTTGCTCCCGTCAGTGGATTTACACAAAATACCCAGAATGCTCCGCCGAATCCGACACCAACGCCGACACCGACGGCTCCGCCAATTACCGAACCACCACTGCCGGCACCGACGCTGTTTCCATCTATGACACCGACACCGACATCGGATCTGAATGTTGTTCGTCTCACGGCACCGCGACCAGACAACCAGATTCAGTATCGTATCGTGAGTTTCTCTACCGGAATCGATGTATCGGCCCGGCCCGCGCGACGGCCGGCGGGAAGCCAGGCGACGGCACGTTCACGCCAGGTTGCCAGATCCGTGGTGGTGCTCCAACCGTGGCAGCAGCCATCCGTTCAGTTTCCGCCGTGCCCGTTATCTCCGTTGCGGCCGGCGGGTATTCCTGCTCCACCTCTGAAGCCGTGTATTCCGGGTTCTCGGGTGGTGGCATAAGGTAACGCAGTATAATTTTGCCTCCGCACGGTAGAATGTCGCAGTGTTGTGGCTCTGGTCTTCCTCCTGGCCAGCCCACCGTACAGTGTATGCGGCCACTACTCCAACAGGAGCTTCCGCAGCCATCTCTGTCGGGGCGTGAACTCCTCAAACTGAAGCAAAAGTTCGGTAAACAAGTCATCACACAACGACGTGTCGGTGATTCTTCTTTGCTGACACAGATGCATCGAAACAAAGCCAGCGCATGTGTTCGACCGGCGCACTCCGATAGTCAGAATACGCTGCCTTCGGCAGACTCACTGTTAGCGGCGAAGGCGGGATATGCTGTGTGTAATAGTCCTTCGTGGACAGGACCTATCCTTCTGAGCGGATGCTGTGCCTTTACATCACAGAGATAAATAATGCAGAGTCAAATCCGGTATCGTGGTGTTATCGTATACATTACCAACGTAGGAATAGACAAGTATTATATTTTTTGACTGTTCTGTTTCAAATAGAACAGACAAAGAACTCTTCATATAATATCTCAGTCTACGCAATCGGCACCAGCGGATCAAACTGCGCACCGAATGACGCCTGCGGCTGCATGTTATTCTGCATCGTGCATCCACCGCAGTGGCCAGTCGATCCCCGCTTCAGACAGTCGCAGGTGGCTCCCTGCGGATTACCGGTCACCGCCAGACAGTCCTCCTTGGAGTTGCACTGAACCGCGAACTTCTCTTTGGCGGCTGCGCCGAGTGCGCCACGGCAGATCCAGAACTGCAGAAGTGCCAGTATCACCGTCACACCGACAGACAGAATAACACCGATCGCCAGCGGCCAGACCGAGACGCCTTTCTTGGCGACAGTCGTGAACAGATGGATAAGTGCCCAGAGACCGTAGACCGCCATGAGCGCAGCGACGGCAAAATAATACCAACAGAGATCCTTGGCCCATGAAGGAGTATTTACGACGGATGACCAGATATCCATTTCTGTTATATGCAACCAAAAAAGCGGCTTCTATATGTTTATGGTTTTGTTGGTTTGGGTTGCAGGAGTGGCAGGAGTGGCAGTCGCGTTTACTTCTTCGCAGCAGTCACGACCTTCTTGACGGCTTTCTTGGGAACCGGGACCGCCTCGACCACGGTCTCCTCCTCAAAGGCAGCAGTAGTGGCGGCCTTTACAGGAGCTGCTGCCGTCTTCCGCTCAGGCGGCATTACTGACGCCACCACATCGTTCTCCTCCTCCTCCTCTCCATCATCGCCATATCCGGCCGCGACAGAAGCCGAAGCAGCAGAGGCAGCCGCAGTCGCCGTGTTCCGGGCAACGAACGCGCGGATATCGGCAGCATCCGTCTTGAACGCCGGGCCGCGGATCTGCTCCGGCTGGTTGTCGACGCGCAACTGGACTGCCGTCCAGGTCGTACCGAACTTGCCACCCGCAAACCAGACACCCGTACACAGAGCAATCGGCGTCACCTGCGACCGCTTCTGTAGGATGGTGTCGATCGGAGCATCCTTCGGAAAGGCGGCCAGAGGGGTCTGCGTACCATCGTAGAAGTCCGTCTCAAAGGAGCCGTCCTTCTTCTTGCGCAGCGCCAGCTTGACAGTCGGCGGGTACGGCTTCGGGTTGCCCGACTGGTCGCGGCTGATCTTGACCACCGGCGTGTAGAACGCCTTGATGACATCGCGGCTCGGGTTCGCCATCTTGAACCACTTGCCGGCATTCTCCACACCGGCATCAATCATGCGCTCGTCGAAGGCCTCCAGAAAGTCCTGGAGCGCACGAACCTTCTCGTTCTCATCGGCACCGCGAAGAGACAGATCCACCGAGTACTTGGGTGGGCCGTTCTTGTCAAACACGCTGACACCATACGGCACACTGAGGCTCGGCATCTCCACCATCAGCTTCTTGCTCTCGTAGCTGAGGTTCACCGACTTGCCGCCGTTGTCAAGAATCTTGACCGGGCCGAACACAATAGAGCTCACTTCTACGTCAGAGGGGAAATGCGTAAGGCTGGACATCGTTGTGCGTCCCTATATGGTGGCGGCGAGGGCAGTCAACTTTGGGTCGGGGGGTAGCAAAAGTCATGGGGTGCGTTCATCCGTCAACAGAGAAGGGCAGATAATGCGGAATATACATACTCCGGAGGTGGCTCTTTCCACGCGCTATTGTCCGGAGATGCCCACGGAACAAACGCAGCAATCGTCGCCAACAGCTGTCGTATGACGGGTGACGCGCATTCAACCGCCGCGGAACGCATTGTAAAGAGTTCTTCTTCAGTTGGAGCTGTTTCGGATGGATTATCCCGACGCTGCAGGAAAGCCCGTATAAATGTTGGAGTATGTCCATCCGGAAACGGCCATGTCAGATCCATCAGCATATATGCCCACATGGTAAGATCCATTCTATATCCGACACAGTGGCCCGTAGGAATCGCTCCGAACCGATAATAATACCATCGTGCGTCCCAACCGGATTCCTCTGTGAGACCCAGATATGGAGATGTGCACAGATTATAGTCTGCCACAATGAATCGATTGTACTGATCGTCCCAGAAGATGTTGGCCTGTTTTATGTCCATGTGAACGCGCCGATGTTTACGATGGAGATCTTCCAGAAATGCCAACGAATGAAGGCCGAGGCAGCGCCAGTTGGATTGGAGCATATCGTAGCTGGGAACACAGTATCGGCGCATGACATACCAATAGCCGTTGCATGTGTCGCTATCAACGACTGCTTCTCCCTCTACGGGTTCCCCCTCGACGGGCTCTCCCTCTACAACATCTCTACCCCATCGTTTATTGGGTAGAATCAGGTCGCGAAGCCCCCCGAACCGCGCGTGTGGCTCCAGAGGCATTTGTATCTGATGCCGGCACGGATCCTCCGCTGTTAGGCGCAACATTTTGAGCTCCCAATCGATATTCGAATAGTGAATTTTCATAATCCAGTCTGGTTCATTGAGTAGAGTCCAGATTTGTGTTCCGTTCCGATCATACAGGAGTCTATTACGGATCCATGGAATAGATAGAGCTTTAGTGTTGGCGTTCGTTTCGCCGTTCATCTATAACCTAACTACAGAAAGAGCCGAATACAGACGACGCCATCAAATTTAGCAGCATAGAGTAGAATGCCGGTATCTGATCGTTCTGCCACCGAATATATCCGCCGCCGTAAGGCAAAAGCTCTGGCGCTGGGACCGCGCCCTATTCTTCCTACAGATCAGACAAATCTGCAGGAGACCTTGTTCGGACAGGTATCCTACACAAAGCTGAACGCGGATGGAACTCCCGTAACAGTTTGCTGCGGTTCTCCGCCGGCCTAATAGGATAGAACTGTCGGATGCATAATCTGTATCGTTCCACCGACGGCCCGCGTGACTGCTCCCGGCGCAAACATCTCGACAAGCCACGGATATGCTGCACCGGCACCCGGACTGACACACGACAGTGCTCCCAAGAAATACATAACTCCCAGGCGTTTATCGCTGGACTCTGCTGCCGATGACACCAGAGTCTTGCAGACATCTAACAGAAGTGGTCGCAGTGCCTTGAGCTGCATGACCATGGCGACCCGCGTGGCGATCTTGATGGGGCGGATCTGTCCAGGAACAATCCGATTCTGATCGGCGGCGCTCAGAGCGGCCCGATGCATCCAGATATCGGCGATCTCCAGATACAGACGCTGTAGATCAGTTTTATTCAGATCCATAAACCACTGTGGATCCGTATAATATCCCTGATCCTCCATGAGACGGAACACATCGGTGACGGCGAGATTGAGTTTCTGCTCTTCCGTGGCGGGTTTGATGGCGGCCCAGCCGTTCATGGCCCGTCGCGGAAGCTTGATTCGCTTCAGAAAGATCTGTGTGAGAGGTTCCCGGTTGAACGGATTCAGAGGTGTTTGTTTGTCCTTGATGGCGTGCTCTATGAGACTCACGGCGGACTTGATATCCATCACATAGCCTTTGCGATCCTTGTCGACAAAGCTCACGAAATCCCGCAGAGGAATCTCTTCAATAGGATCGCTGCTGAAGAAATCGTAGGGATTATTTGCGTGATTGCGGATGTGTAGAAGAGGACCTGAGCGGCGTTGGAGCCACCGACGCCATGACCGTTGGATCGTAGTGCTGGCGCCAATCGTTGTGGCGGACTCTATGGGAGGAGTGAACACCGTCTTTCTGGGTGGACTTGCTGCATGAGCGACAGTAGCAGGAGCACCAGCACCACAAGAGGCAGAAGAGGCAGAAGAGGCAGTCGAAAGCATCATCCACCGAATCTGTGTCGTCTTGTGTCGGCCACACCATTCGGATCCAATCTGCGCCTTATTCGAACAACGCTCTGCGGACTTATCTTTAGCCCGGATGCTGGCACATTGAGACATATTCCCTACAAGAGTCATATCTTTTTCAACTAAAAAAGTGGCGCTCATCATTGTCAACCCCCGGCAACTTTGCCCCCCGCGCTACCCAAAGTTGACTGCCGCACCAGACTCCACCTCGACCAAGCATCCGCGTTAGATGTCCGCAATTACTTCCTCCGACCTGAGCAACAAGATGAGCGCCTCCAAGACGACCACCAAGAAGACGACCAAGGTTGAGGCAGTTGTCGCTGCCGTTGTGGCGCCTGCTGTTGTCGCTGCTGCCACTGCTGCTCCGGTTGCGGCGGTCAAGGCCCCTAAGGCAGCCAAGGCCGCCAAGGCGACGGATGCCGCTGTGGGCACTGTGACTACTGCCGCGACTCCGGTTGCCGCGCCTACGGTCACGGTCGATGCTACGGTGGACGCCGCTGCCCCTGCCGCTACCCTTTCCGCCGATGAGGATGTTGGCTCTGCTCTGACCAAGTCCATCACGGAGCTCCACGAGCAGCTGTCGAACCTGAAGTCCGCTTTCTCCACAGCGCTGACGACCCTCAAGACCATTGAGAAGCAGTCCGCCCGTGTGGTCAAGAAGGCCGAGCGCCGCCGCAAGCGCAAGGTGGAGGCCGGTGCCGAGGGTGCCAAGCCCTGCATCTTCACCAAGCCCGTGCGCATCACGGATGAGCTCAGCACCTTCCTGGCGCTCCCCAATGGTCAGGAGGTTAGCCGTTCGGAGGTGACCAAGGGTGTCATGGCCTACGCCCGCGCCCACAACCTCATGGACAAGCAGACGATCAAGGCCGATGCCACTCTGCGCAAGCTGCTGACTCTGTCTGAGACGGACAGCCTGACCATCCTGAACCTCCAGAAGTTCCTGCGGCGCCACTACGTGAAGCCGACGCCGGTTGCCGCCTAGATCCCTCCCATTCTCCGCATCCAAAACATTTATTTTTAGTGCCTTCTTAGCTCATCGGTAGAGCATCTCACTTGTAATCAAACGTAATGAGAAGGTAGTCAGTTCAATTCTGATAGAGGGCATATGGTTGCATAGCTCAGTTTGGTTAGAGCATTCGGCTGTTAACCGGAAAGTCGCTGGTTCAATCCCAGCTGCGACCGACTTTTTTTGGTTCCATTGGAGACAAAAAATATCGGATACAACTCCTGATTCAAATCAGATCCTATTTTTCCTCAGACATGAGGGTCAAGAGCCACGACACCGGCCATCCCTTTATCTTAAAGAGATTACGGAGTTCATCGGGTTCCACTTTCGACGGATCGGAACGCCACCGGTCCAGCTGTTTTCCTTCCAGATACTCCTCCGGTGCTCCTACACTCTGTAACTTCTCTGCCGCCGCTGCAGCGTCAGAGGCCGCGGTGAGAGTCTTTCCTTCGCGGACCATCTCCAGTGCCCGTACACCAGGAACCGTTCCGATCGAATTGTAATCCGTTCCCATCCATACGCACATTCGCACAAACTCATCGTATGTCAGCCGCAGACCCTGTAGCACTGCATCCAGACGCCATTCCGTAAGAACCGTTGCGTCGGCCACCTCTGGCATAATAACGCGGGAAATCCCCCGCGCCAGCATGTCGGTATCCGATGTAATCACGGCCTGAATGTATCCAGATCGGGCCATCGCACTTAACAGAGTATCCGCCTCTCCCTTGGCCGTAAAGAACTGAATGCCCGCCATATGAAAGAACTGCTTCAGAGCATCACGGTCGCTACGATTAATCTGCGGAGCCTTCTTGAGGAGAGCCGCCTCTGCCGTATTACAGTCTTCCCGCTCCTGTACCGTGGTCGCGGCCAGAGCCGTTTCCCGTACTGCCTCCAGAGCAGCGGCAACTGTCTGCCGTTCTTGCCGACGGGTTTCCAGTACCTCCGCTTTGGCCGTCACCGCCCCCATATATCCATCGAATACGACGACGGGGTTGATACCGTAGCTGCGTAGACGAACGATCAGTGCCGCCAGAACAGTGAGTACATCCAGACCGGCTCCGCGCGCTTTGAACATCAAACATGAGCAATCGATTCCCCATCGGGCGTTTTTTTTAGAAAAATCGGGGGCAAATCGCGATTTGGGGACTTTTTGTTTGAGGAGCTGCAGAAGACCCCGAATGCCCATTGTTGTGGTGGATGATTCAGCCAACAGGATGGCGAACACGGTGTCATATTTTTGCCGACAGACCCAAAGTTGACCACTTAAAATCAATCCATCCAGTCTATTTAGAATGTTGGCGATGGCGAAGGCGAAGGCGACTGTCAAGTGTGTAGAGGCGGTGTCTCTGTCAAACGGAGGCAATGCGTGGCAGGTGTTCAATGTGGCCGGTCAACCGGTTGTGGGCGGTCTACTCACATGGAGGCAGGATGCACCGCGGGGTCTGCCGGGCATTCTACCTGCGGCCACCGAGTACACGTCAGTATTCCACGGAGCCCACCGTGAGTACTGTATGGATCCCCAGGATCCCGCCTTTGAGGAGGGATGGGAGAGGCAGCGGAATCGCCGCCAGATGTACAAGGAGCGCCGCAAGCGGCGGGATCGGCGGCCCAGCTGGTTGGGTGTCAGCATGCCGATATTCGATCTCTGAGAAGGAAGGAGGGCGATCACGACGCCGCACAAGTCATACCCATCGCAAGCGTCGCTCTCTCCGACGCCAGAGCCACCGGCAGAGAAGCCGCCGCGTTCAACGCCGGTAGTTGTTCTCTCCACCAGCGGAACCAATGAGCCACCGACGCCGTAGGAGCCACCATGACTTCCTCTTCATGTTCCATGAGCACCCACTTCAGCACATAATACGCAAACACATTCGTGTCTTCCGCCTCCCGGCTGTCACGAATGCGTACCCACACTTGCGCCGCCTGTCGGTGAGAACACTCCTTTTGTTTCTGCCATAGCTGACACGCGTTGGGCCAGCTCCGCCCCCGACAAACTGCCCACAGCATCTCTGCCCGTAGTTCGGTCCATGCTTCTCCAAGATGCGGCCACAGGCGCCGTCCCAACGCGGCCTCAAACTGCTGACGCGCCACCGTTGCTGCGTCCATACTTACATCCAGACCCAGAGCATGAATACATTCGTGGAGTAAGACTTTGTGTGCTTCTTCGCGGCGATACACATGGATCTCAGGAACCCCGATAATAGCCCAGCCGCCATTGACATGATCGCGTCCAGGATCGACGGCAGAAGGAAGGATACGCGGCCACGAATGATCCCACCAGAACCAGCGGAGGGGAGTGTGTCGCGACATCCAGGCCATGAGCTGTAAACCGAGAATCAGATCACTGCGGGGAACACGACGATCGGAAATGCAGTGGATTTCGTGTCCATACTGCTTATCACGGACGCCTATCCATTTGCCTGACGCTATAGAAGCTATGGACGCTATAGAAGCTATGGACGCTATAGAAGCTATCCAAGCAACAGTCTCCCCACCATCCTGTGTCTCCTGAGCCTTCCGCATTAAAGCATCACGATCACAAGTGATCCATTCCATATGAGGAACAGGTGTTGATTTCCAACTGTCCCACAATATTTTCATATACGGATTCATGTGCCCCCTTACTGAATACACCGAAAATTCCCCTTTTCATCACGGATGAATGTTCGAATATGACGGAAGCGATCTCCTGAGTCAGTGTCAGAGTCAGATCCACATCGCCACTCTTCGATCATGGAGGCGGGAACAATACAGGACCGCTGTGCCGCACTCAGACTCCGATAGATGCGGAACGATTCCTCACGAATAACAATCCAGATACTAAACTCATCCATCTATTGCGATACAGAGTTTTGGATAGCCGGTGCCAGAGCAGCATACACCTCCGTAATAATGAGTTCATACATCAGCGGCGTCCGATAACTCGGCATCCACCGCGACCGCGCCAGCACATTCAGCACCGCCTTCGCCGCAACATCGGAAATGCCACCCGCCGCCGCCAGCCGCACTGTAGCCCACACGAGTCCCGCCACGAGATCCGCACCCGACACCATAAGACCCAGCATATCATAGACCCGTCCACGGATCCAAGCGGCGGATTTCAGCGTCGGCGGACCCAGCGATAGCGCCACCACCATCTGTCGCAGCATTTCCGCCATGTAATCGTAAATCGGCTTTGACGAAGTATCCGGATCAATCGGTTCGAAAATCACCATCGACGCGGCATCCAGCAGTTTTGTCTGTGCGTCGGTGTTCGTTGCGATAGGACATCGCCGTAACACAAATCCATCCATTAGACTTAGCACTACAGAGGTTGCCGTCCGCGCCGTGAGCCAGATCGTGGCGGTTCCATCGTTGGACCAGACCAGTTCCTCCATACAATACCGTAGACGGATCGCCGCGGCGGGAGATAGTCCATGGACCCGCCGCAGAATCATGATTTTTCGGCCACCGCCGGATCCGACATCGCGGGTGGCCAGCAACTGATTGAGCACCTCGGGCAGAATCTGTTTGTCCATCATGGAAAGATCGCCGACATCCATCTCCATGTGTGTCGGCCATTCCCAGTAGCGGGCGAAGTAATCGCCGATCTCCAGCTGTTGGAGTCGGCCTGGCATGTGCGGAGGACATCCAATGGCGGCACGTGCTTTGCCGATTTTGCCGGATCCTGCAGGGCCGAGCCACAGAATGGGAAATGCGGGGAACTTGCGTGAACCAGTTGATGCCTTTAATGCCTCTGGTTCCATCTTATATTCCAGCGGTTACGATAGCTTTAGTTGGCGACTTTAGACGGCGACTTTTAGTTGGCGACTTTAGTTGGCGACTTTCGTTGGCGACTTTAGTTGGCGACTTTAGTTGGCGACTTTAGTAGACGACTTTAGTTGGCGACTTTAGTAGACGACTTTAGTTGGCCACTTTACCAGCCAACAGATTACGGGTATTCTGTACAGCGGTCACATTCATGGCCGTCGCAACAATAGTCGCCGGAAGCACCACCAGGAACATCAAATGGGTCAGCAGCCATACCAGATTTTCGGAGCTGCTGGAATACAGATACAGAACCGTAATCCATGCCATGAAGGCGATACTGTAGGCAACGGCGGCAATGATGCTGACACCCGTCACGGCGGGAATACTGTCTAGTGGAATCAGCAACGCAAAGCTGACGATCGCGATCAGTGCCGAAAAGATACCCACGACCACCGTCAAAAAGAAGCTGAACGTGTTCTTGTTGTTGAAGGCCGCTTCGATGGCCGATGTCAGCGTCATTTCCTCTACACGACGGTGCGTAATTTATTCTTAAGAGCCAGCTGCAAATCGAACCCGTCGCGGTCGGCCTGAACCGCTCTGTGTCGACGGCTCAGAAGACAGTGATGGCAATGAAGGCAATGAAGGCAATGACGGCAATGCAGGCATAATTCCTTCCAGTGACTGTAGCACGACCTGCTGTCCCAGAATTCCACACAAGAACAGAATAATCAAAAACAGAGCCCACAGCGGAATCGTCCAGTTCCACAGAGAACTTAAATCTAAATCAGAAGAAGACCCTGCCATTCTATTTTGGCCCTGTAAAATAAGGGACATGCAACAAGATTTCAATCTTCTACAGTGTAATCCAGCCACCCTTAAGGAAACCCGCACGACATGTCTGCCGATGCCGCTACTGGAGAGTCTCAGAACATCTTGGAATAAACTGTATCCCAAATACAGAATCTCCGCCGCCATAAAAACCAAAGAGCGACTCTGGGCCGCCCTCCGTAAGCGTCTGGCGGCGACCCGGGAATGTAAATCCGAATACTGCGCACTGCGCGAAGTCGGCAACGAAACCGTTCAGGCGGCCGGATCACGCTATTTCAGACCCCAGAAGCCCGCCGAATGGAACAAGAACCCACAGGAATGGCACGATTCCATCACGATCGGTCGCGTTATGGAACAGTATGAGGATGCCTATCCCGCGTTCGAGTTCATCGGACCCGTGCCGATTGATTTCGATTCCAGCGATATCTGGGGGAAGTGTGTCGTGGACGAACTGTGTCGCCTGGATATCCAACAGATGGCGGCCAACGGCACACGGGAAATCGGCATTGTATTCAATCTGGATCCCCACTACAAGGCCGGCAGTCACTGGATCTGCGCGTTTCTGGACATCGTGGCCGGTGCAGCCTACTATTACGACAGCTACGGAATGGAACCACCGGCCCAGATCCGCCGATTTCTGCGGCGGTGTCGTGATCAGGGATGTCGGGATATCTACTGGAATGATATCCGTCATCAGCGGAAAGAAAGCGAATGTGGAACATATTGTCTGTGGATTCTGATTTCGCTATTACAGGGACACTCTTTTGCGGAACTCTGTAAAGCCAAGCCTACGGACGATGTAATCAATGCGCTCCGTGATCTGTTATTTAGTACTGAGCGCCCACGGATAGCCGCTGTCCGTGATGCGATCAAACTCCTGACGACTAATCGCAGTCCAAAGTAATGGATGATACCGGCGCCTTCGCCCGTATGTTGGCATCGCTTCGTAACACATTCAGTGAACGGATTCCTGCGGGTCTGACACCGACTGCGGACGCACGATTGAGTAAGACACTGAAGCATTTTATTCGGGAGGTGGTTCGCGTACAGGGATCACTGCAGGAGCAAGAAGTTCTCCGGGAGACATTTGATTCTATGAAGTCGTGGTATCGGCGCAACACGACGCAGCTACTTGGATCTGCTGGAATAGCTGGAATAGCTGGTTCTAACGATAAGCCAGAACCTCCAGCTATCGAGTATGCCGTCGCACCGGATCTAGTTCCAGGCGGTGGTGGACTGGCCTCCATCGGAAGTACTCCGTATCTGGAGGAGGAAGATCCGCTGGTGGCGTTTGAGCGTATCAAGGCCGCCAGAGAAGGAAGGACTCCGTCGGCGAACGCGAATCCCGCATCGACCTTTGTTGCCTCCACCGATCTTCAATCACTGATGACGATGCCGATTCCACCGTCTCCGTTGGTCCAACAGAAAGATATCCTGGTTCGCCAGGAAAATGTGGTCAAATACCGCGATGTCGAATACAATCTGATCCTGAACTCGAAGGATCGCGACTGGCTGAACAACTTCGGACAGCAGAACCGCTACAGCTTCTCCGTTATTCCCGACAGCAATAAGCCCCAGGGCGCCTCTCCTCAGCTCATCATTATGAAACAGTTCAAGAATATTACCCGTCTGGAGTTCGTGAAGGCGATTCTACCCGTCGAAGCTCTGGATATTGCCGTGACGGCTCCGCCTCTGACTCCGTGTTGTTGTGAGCCGCCGCCGAATCCATGTGGTGCTCCACCCTCCACATCAGGAGTGCCGCTACCACTGCCTTCCCAGGCACTGGCGGATAAGGCGTTCTATTCCGTGCTGGCGCTGCCGTTCATCAACATCACCTGTAATGAATACACGGGCAACAACATCGGCACGAACGATAGCATCGATCGTTCTCTGGCCATCTGCCAGTACGATGCCACCTGGCGCTCCGATATCCAACCCGGCGAACACCGCCTCAATCGCGGATATACTCTGTTTTTCCCCAAATTCATGAAGGCCCAGCGACTCTACCAGCCGACTCCCCTGGGAACCTTTCAGAAGCTGACCTTTGAACTTCTGAACCCGGAAAATCAGCCGCTGTCGCGTCTCCCAGATTCGTCACAGGTGGCCCAGATTCTGTTTTCGGGCAGTCTCACATCGAATCTGACTCCGCCGTATTCGGCATTCATCGACAACGCCAACAACTATATTTTCATCCGCACCCGCCAGTGGTTTCCGCAGTGGTCCTACAGCAAGATCGACAAGATAACCTTTGCCGGTCTTTCCTTTGTCTGGCCCGAAGCGTCGGTGCAGTCCGCGGGCAACGAACTGCTGAAGTGGCTCCAGAATGACGACGGACATCTGGTTCTGGGGACGGCCTACACCGATCCAGCATCGTCGGCGGTCTGTGATGGAGCAAATCCCTTCGGATTCAGCAACTGGATCATCATCCAGAACCGTATGACCACGTCGACATCTCCGGATTTTAACGGATCGTGTACCCTCCAGCCCTTCTCAACGGCGACGGGCGATGACACCGCGCTGGCGGCGGTTCTCCGTGGTATCCCTCCCGAAGAGCAGACCGGTGGCGTGCTGAATCTGAGCCGACAGGTCCAGATTGTTCTCCGTGTTATCTGCCGAGAGCTGGATCCGGCTACGAACATCCGACCAGATAATGCCTGATCCCAGTAGGGGAATACACAATGATTCCAATGATAATAGTGTATGGAATCATAGTGTTGGTAGCGGTCGTCGTGTTCATGTCGGTGAACACTGTGGAGCGATTCTCGACGACGGATACGCAGCACGAACAGCGACAGGAGCTACAGTGGGAGGGCGAACGCCGGTATAACGATCTGGCACGGCTGCAGGATCCGAATGTTAAGATTTCGGCACAAGATGCCGTGACGGCGCTGGGCGGCGAACAATCCGTTCCTGGGAAGGCGACATCGTCGCTGCGGGATCTCATTCCGACCAACACCTTGATGCCCGCCGACGACGGCAGCAACAAGCGGGGGATGGGTGTCGAACAGACAGGTACGCTCCAGGATAAAATCAACTTCTGTGAATCGATCCAGTGGGCGAACTGCGACATGATGGATGATCCCCGATTTGCCGAATGCGGAATCTGCCACGCAAAAGGCACAAACTCGCAGGGCAAACCGCACAGAGGCGGCCTATTTATGTCGTCGGATGATCAGATCCGCGCCAATGAGGTCAGCGCGAAGGAACAAAAGAAGGCACGCTACACGCCGACCTTCGGAACTTGTGATCCGTCGAACTTTACGCTGATGAAGGACCGCTGTGTTGCCCGTGAAAACCAGCTGAAGTGCGAATCGGCGGGAGCGGCGATGAAGTCGAATCAGTGTGGACAGTGTTATGGTGGGGGCTCTGCAGGAGCCAGTTCTCTGCTCTATGTGGGTCCGAAACCCAAGATGTTCGATGCCATACTCCATATCAGTCATCCGGGAATAAATACTGGGGACGACGGTGTTGGAACTATTGTCACCTTGGGAAGCGGTGGAAGCGTGGTCCGATTGTGGGGCACTGGTGATAGCCAGAAACTCACGTTTGCAGCATCAACAAAAAAGGGAATTGATCCAAAGACATTCGGTATTGAGATATCCGAGGGTCAGAGCATTAATATACAGGTCTATGGATTTCCGCGGGTGTGGTGTGCCTGGTTGGAAAGCTTCGATGGACGACATCTGCCACTGGACGTCGGTATCATGAATCGGGATGCGCTGCCGATCAAGGTTGTCGGCGACAAGAATTCGCCGATCGTTGCCCGTATTCTGAAGAATGATCCCGAATGGAAGGAGTTTAAGGAGAAGGTTCCGAAGACGGTTCTGTGGTTTGAGCGTAAAGAGGGAGCTCTACAGGGCGGCGTCGTGAAAGCATCGTGGGGCGTCAATGATGTCACTGATGTGGTGCGTACGCAGGCCGCGAACTTCCAGGATGTTCCCGTCAATAACAAGACGTACGGCAGCCCGAACCCTCCCGGAGTCGATGAACAGGCGGCGGCACAAAAGAGAGGATTTGCCGCGATCATGGCCGCGATAAAGGCAGGTGTGGATCCTTCCGCTCCTTACGAGCCCACGAACGGAATACTCAAGATTACTCTGGACAACGGTAAGACGATTCCGCCCATCGCATTTGGCGGAGTCTTGAAGAAAGAGAAGCTCTATAACTATGTTTCCATTAATATCACGGTTCCGGCCTCTTTTGTGACGCCGTACTATCAGGAGGATCGGTCGGCCTGTCCGACGAGCAACATGATTCTGACCGAGACCGGCGCCGGCATCATGGCCTCCAACTCGTGCTTCAAAGCCGACGGAACATTCAACACGACACCGTTCTGTCTCCAGGAACTGTTTCTGGGAGCGGGCGGAACCCAGCAGGGTGAGGCGTGGCCCGCGAATGCCTCCAAGATTGCCCCGCTACTGCGTCCTTCCGCCGCCGCGCCGTCGTTCGATGAGACTACGCTCTATATGAATAATCTGGGGAGCATCGCCTCTTACGGTGTCGATACGACCGGAAAGGTGGCATCCTTTGAAGAGTTCAAAGCGGCGTGTAAGGCGATGTTGGGATACACACCGATGAATCCGTGTGAGGGACCGACGAAAAATCAGGGACCGCATTCGGCGCCGTGTTTGGACTATCTGTGGCGAACCAGCGGTAATCCCGCGGCAGATCAATCCCGCGCAAAGCCCGACACGTGGCCCTATAACTACTGTGGAACGGCGGGATCGATGGCTCCTATCCTTCCTGATGGATCCATCAATGATGCGGCGGTCGATGCTGCGAATGAGCAGGGAGGAATGGTCGGTGTCCGTCAGTGGTACTCCTCTATGTATCAGAGAGCCCATGATCCGTCGGATTTCAACACGCAGGCGGCCGCTGCCCGTGATTGCTTTGGTCTTGTCCTGAAGAATCCACCCCCGAAGGCGGAGGACTGTCCTACCCCTGGTGCGGATGAGTGGCAGCCTTTCCCAATAAACGTGAAGATCAGACCCGGTGATATGCTATCATTACAATCGGTCGGATCTCCAGATAAGTATATGTTAGTTACGGGCGTGAGCCAGCAGTGGACAACACAACCTTTATCAGATAATGCGACTAATGCGAATAATGCATCCATTGAAATAATAAAAGCACTCAATGGAAAGCCTGATTACATCAGTTTTGTTTCTGCTTATGGACAGATTTTACGACATGCGGGATTTGTTGCACAATCCGGTTGGCGCGACGGATCGGCCTTATTTAATGAAGATGCGTCCTTTCGAGTCGTGGCGGGGCTGGATGGAAATCGTAAACACGTCAGCTTTCAGAGTTCTAACTATCCCACACGATATCTGGCCCGACGAGATGATGATGTGGTCGTGTTGGCACAAGATCCTCCACCACAAAATGCTTCTTGGATTGGTGGAATGGCCCAGAATGGTATGCTCTCTGAAGCAGATGAGAATGGAGAACGCAATCGCTTCAATAATGAATCGTCCTATTGGTTGGTCCGCGAACAGAGTCCACGACTGGGTGATAGAGGACAAAATACGCAATGTATCTCGAATGATGATAGAACGAAATGCGTGGTCTATAACTCAGAGAAAGAGGCACGGGCCGCGGCGCAGGCGCTACCGCCGAATCCACCGACGAGTGATCTGTCGGCCAGAGACGGATCAGGATGGACAACACCGTGGGCGTCGGCGATTGATAACTTCCTCCGTGCGAGAGCATAATGGGGGTTGGACAAGGACAAGACAAGACAAGACAACCGTATAGAGGACCGAATAAATTTAACAATAGCCGATAGAGGACCGATGGACTTCGAGGCATCACAAAAGGCGTACTACTTGTCGGAGTTGAATCGTGCCATGCCCGGCAACCCCGCCAACACCGATGCCCAGACGATTGCTGCCGTGTTGGGTGGCGGGGGCGTAACAGATCTCCAGGTTCCCGCCGATGTGAATCGTCTGGTGTCGGACTTCGGCGCCAAGTCGCCGACTATTCAGCGCGATGCCGCCTGTCGAGCCATTCGGGACCCCAGCCAGATCCGCGGCAACCCCGATGATCGCACGGGTTGTGGCTGGTATTTTCGTCCGAATCCACTGACACCGTCCTCTGCTGCATTCGGAACACGGCGTGGACCGATGGCCCGCAATCTGGAAGCCGCCGGTATAGGAGAATGGATCTGGGATCCAGAGGAGGCAGCGGAGCGCGAAGCCCGCAAGCAGAACGCCCGCGTGGCCAGCTGTGCCGATCTGGCGTACACTCAGTATCCGAACATGGGCTGGTGCGTGCCGACGAATCGGGCCATCGTTACGGATGGACACGGACAACCGCGATTTCCTAGATCCGCCGGCGGAGACTGTCCCGAGGGAGGCATTGTGACGAATCCCGCCGCGTGTCCGCCGCCGGTTCCGCCCGAGAACGGCGCCACCCGTTCTTCCTGGTCATCCGCCGGTGGAGTCAGTATCTCGGATCTCTGTAGGCCTACGGGTACGGGTGCTCTGACGCCAGGATGTATCCAGGCACTGACATCCCAGACCTGTTCACCATCGGGCCTGCTGGCGCAGAGTCTGGCGGGCTCCGAATACGCCGCCCAGAGCCGCGATTTCAATTCGATCAATCACGTCTTAGTCCAACGCGGATTCCAGTTACCCGCGGGAATTCTGAACGACGGACAGATTACCACGAACGCGGTCATGTCGGCGGTGGGTGGACTCCGACAGATGGCCGACGCCAACGACGGAAGCCGTGAGACTCTGGCGGCCAGTCGGATGTGCTACGGAACTCCGTTCAATGCCTGCGACATGAAGGACACGGATTCCGGACCGTTTGATCCGTACTGTATTACGGATACGGCCATGCGACAGGGCTGGTCACCCGCCGGTGATCTGTTGCGCAATGCGACGGACTACTGGAAACAGTTTCCGAACTGGGCGACGATCAAAGAGAAGATGAACTTCTGGAAATCGACGGCGGACAATACGGAGCCGGCGGATGAAGTCCTACATCGCAAGGCCATCAACAATGTGTATGGTCTGGGTGTCCGATTGCCGACGCCCAGCTGTAATGTGGCCGGTGTGGTTGTCCATCGGTATTCCTCTCCGAGCAACTTTTCGGATGGGATGATGCCGCCGAATGGCGCAATACAGACCCACTTTTTGGGACGCTATATTTTCAAGAATGGTCTGCCTACGCACGGCGGCACGCTGGAAGATCAGACACCTGCGGGCAGCTATATGAAGGAAGTTCAGCGGATGATGACCTATTTTTCTCCAAATCAGGACGGCAACTATCAGTTCATGATTATGACATCCAACTGGGTGCGGATGTATGTCAATGACCAGATTCTGGGTGAGGTGCGCGGCAATCCCACGGGAGCCGTGTTGCCGATTCTGCCGATGTCGTCGACCAAGAGCTATAAGTTGACATGGGATTTCGCAAACAAGGAGGGAGTATGGTCGTTTCACTGCCAGATATCCGTCAACGGTGGAGGCTGGACTCAGCTGCCGGGCGAGCAGTTACAGATGCCGGTGGATCGGCGCAAGCCGCTGTTGGAGTATGCGTTCCACAAGATGCCGACCACGCCATCTTCCTACCGTGCGATCACGGACACCCAGCATATTCTTGACAACATGGTCATCAGAGCGCCGATTGGGCAACTGGAGGGTCGTCAGTGTATGATTGTAGACAGTCAGCAGGGACACGGAGTGCGACAAGGAGGAACCTGGGGGCAGGGAATCCGTGCCTATGCTCTGAAAAGCTATACGGCGATGTTGAATATTTCTTCGATGCGGGCTCCCAATGGAGTAACTCCAAATATATTTGGATATTACAATACGAACTCGGCAAATCCGGATGTCATGCAGGGCCCGAAGAATGACTCTAGTCTATACTCTAATCAGAGAGAGCTTCTGTCGATGACCACGAGTGGAAATAATATCTATGCCTGGGGCAAATCGGCATCGGATCCGGCAGTCGAAAAGTGCTACTGGAATCAAAACGTGCAGATGCCGACCAGTCAGTGGTTTCATCTGGCGTGGGTCTGGGATGTCGATCTGACGGGATACTCTATTTGGATCAATGGCAACAAGCGCCTGCATGTCTCGACACCGGCCACACTGGCGTCATCCCAAATTATGGAGCAGATTCGGGTTGGTCTGGACGAGATCGGCGACGGAACCGTGTGGACTGGCGGTATGGCCTGGTTCCGCGGATTTGATTACCAGCTGACGGCAGCGGATGTTCAGCGGGATATGCAGGATGATTGGGGGTCGCTGTAAGCAATCCAAAATGAAAATCAAAGATCAATAAATCGTTTGCAATCGTATCCAAATATGACTGCAAACAATACACTACATTATTTTTCCCTGTTATTTGGCTACAGGTACCTTATTCTGAACAGAATTATTCGACATACGCGTCCATCCTCCCAGCCTGGCGCTGTATTTGAACAGTTTGGATACATCCGTCACCTGTTTGGCCGCGTAGCTCTCCACAATACATCCGTTGACGACCAAGTTATCCGTAAAATAGTTCGGACACTCTATATGGTAGTAATGTACAGGCTCTCCAATCGCATACTGACGAACTTTCGGATTCGTCGACAGCGCGCCCATCATCCATACACCTTTCTTGATCTGGAAGGCGTGATGAGGAGATAGTCGCAGATCGGCGGACGGCGATTTCGGACCGAATGCACCGGCCGGAATCAGATATGGAGCAGTGTGGGTGGTTGTTACCTCTATCTTCTTTCCGTATATCTTAATGGGAACAATAGAACCAGTTCCAGTCACGACCATGTCACCACTACGGAGTGTCTCCACTGGACGGTATCCAGATGGGGTTAGAATAGGTGTACCGGCAGGAAAGCATGGTACCGATGGAGGTGGCGATGGAACCGGCGGAACCGGCACAGTTATAGATACAGGTGTACTAAGAGTACCGTACTGATTTATCATAACGATGGATAGAATAACAGATGTACCAGGTGTCAGAGAACCTGTTGTATAGGTGAAGGTGGTAGAATTTACAGTGTCCGTTGTGGATCCACCAGTGCTTGCGACCGTGATACTATGGAGTGACACCTGTACACCGACGGGATCTGTCCACGACACGGTGATCGTCGGAGTTGCTGTTCCAGGATTATTCACATTGTACGATACATCCAATACTTCTCCGTCTGTGGCATATGTATTATCAGGTATCGTAGCAGCTGCAGTGCTGGGGTCACTTTCGTAGCCCTCGCTATCGACCATGGTAATGGAGAAGGAGACATTGGTCGTCGGATCAAAAGCCGCTGTTGTATAAGATGTATCTGTAGATGGCACTGGCACTGTAGATGGTTGTGCAGAACCTGCAGTAATCGTTATGTTATAGTGGTCAAACGATACATCAGCAGGTGGAGTCCATGATACGGTAACCGTATTATCTGAATTGACGGATGCGGCTATATTCTGTACAGTTTTACCGGAACCGTTATCGAACAATGAAGATCCTACCGCATACAGACGGTACGACTTCCAGCGTACTGGCACCAAATCTCCCTTATTGTATGATATTCCACTAACTTTAATACTTGTACCATCATACATTAAAGGAACAGAGGGATCGTATTTATTTCCATTATATGATACTATTCCAGCAGTATTCGGCGCGAACAGATTATATGATACATTTGGTACCATTAGAAAATATGTTGCAGTTGATCCCAAATAGAAATTGTTATCGTCTGCAACCACGACTGTTACATTTGTTGGGGCATCCCCTGATGCTTTATTTGGAATACTGGATAACAAAGATGTGATTTCGGCAGAATTTAAAATTTTAGTCTCTCCAGGCGCTTGTTGTTCTAAACTTTGAACAAGAGCTGCCGCATTGGCTTCACCATCGGTGGTTGTCGTATCTGCTTTTAGCCCATTATTCACTAGGCAGATATTGAGTAGACCTTCTGACGGTGTATGGCCAAGTGTACCACACACGACATCATCGATGGTAGCTACAGCATCTGTGATTAATTTTTGAGCTACCTCGGCAGGAGAGATATTAATCTCAGTCGCTATAGTCATCAACGCTGCGACTGCAACGGCTGGTGCAACAGATTGATTATCGGCTTGTACAGCTTTAAAGTTATTTACTATGGAAGTGGAGGTGAGGTTGGATGGTACTCCATTCGGAAATATTGTTGACTCTATCGATTCTTTAACGGTGTCAATATCGGTACGTGTGAGTAGCTTGATTCTGGAATTAATATTGATCCCAGAAATGGAAGTAATACCATCCCAAGTAGTTCCATATACGGTGATACCGGCATTGGGGTTAGTATCCCAGAATGGTGCTGGTGGTTGTGTATATAGATCTTTTGAGTCACCTAAAATCGTGATCGATGTTAGCTGTGGGCACCCACCGAACGCATTGAGATTAATACTTGTTAGTTTAGAAGGAAGTGTTATGCTGGTTAGAGATGTGCAGCCTGCAAATGCAGATGCACCAATACTTGTTAGTTTAGAAGGAAGTGTTATGCTGTCTAGAGATGTGCAGCCTGCAAATGCAGATGCACCAATGCTTGTCACAGAAGAGGGCAGAACTATGCTGTCTAGAGATGTGCAGCCGAAAAACGTCGCTTCACCAATGCTTGTCACAGAAGAGGGCAGAACTATGCTGGCTAGAGCTGTGCAAGACATGAACGCCTGAGCACCAATGCTTGTCACAGAAGAGGGCAGATCTATGCTGGTTAGAGCTGTGCAAGACATGAACGCCTGAGCACCAATGCTTGTCACAGAAGAGGGCAGACTTATGCTGGTTAGAGATTGACACCAGTAAAACGCTGTATCACCAATACTCGTCAGACTAGAGGGCAGACCTATGCTGGCTAGAGCTGTGCAGCCTGCAAACGCCTGCTCATCAATACTTGTCACGGAAGAGGGCAGAACTATGATGGCTAGAGTTGGGTTATCCCGGAATGCGTTCGCACCAATACCTATAACGGGTGTTCCATCTATAGAAATCGGAATAGTTAATTCAGTTAAATCTCCATTGTATTGAGTAATAATTCCGTCGGTCATGAAATATCTAGGTTTTACATCAATAGTGATATCTGCAGTTGAAGAAGTATAATCCTGTGTTTCAGATAAAGTCGCAGTGATTGTGACTGTTCCCACACCGATGGCCGTGATGCGGTTTTCACTTACAGTTGCAACCGCAGTATTATTACTAGTGTAAGTAACTGGTATAGAACGTCTCTCGCCACCGATTAAGACAGTTGAGACCAACTGTATTGTCGTATCGACAACTGCCGTAAGAGACGAGTTCGATGTAGTTAATGTTATACTAGATTGTTGGCGATTAGGAGTTGTACCCGTTGTACCAGTAGTGCTGGGGTCACTTTCGTAGCCCTCGCTATCGACCATGGTGATGGAGACAGAGACATTGGTAGTCGGATCAAAAGCCGCTGTTGTATAAGATGTATCTGTAGATGGCACTGGCACTGTAGATGGTTGTGCAGAACCTGCAGTAATCGTTATGTTATAGTGATCAAACGGTATATCAGCAGGTGGAGTCCATGATACGGTAACCGTATTATCTGAATTTACGGATGCGGCTATATTCTGTACAGTGATACCGGAACCGTTATCGAACAATAAAGATCCTACCACATACAGACGGTACTGGTTCCAGCGCACCTGCACCAAATCTCCCGTATTGTATGATGTTTCACTAACTATAATATTACCATCATACATTAAAGGAACAGAGGGATCGTATTTATTTCCATTATATGATACTGTTCCAGCAGGATTCAGCGTGAACAGATTATATTGTACATTTGGTACCATTAGAAAATATGTTGCAGTTAATCCCAAATAGAAATTGTTATCGTCTGCAACCACGACTGTTACACTTGTTGGGGCATCTCCTGATGCTTTATTTTCATCTGGAATACTGGATAACAAAGATGTGGTGTCAGCAGGATTTAAAGTTTTAGTCGCTCCAGGCACTTGTTGTTCTAAACTTTGAACAAGAGCTGCCGAGGCTTCACCATCGTTGGTTGTCTCATCTGCGTTTAGCCCATTAGTCACTAGGCAGATATTGAGTAGACCGTCTGACGGTGTAGGTGTAGCGCCAAGTATACCACCCACGACATCATCGATGGTAGCTACAGCATCTATGATTAATTTTTGAGCTACCTCGGAAGAAGATACATTATTCTCATTCGCTATAGTCATCAACGCTGCGACTGCAACAGATGATGATAAAGATGGATTATTGTCTTTTGCATCTTGAAAGTTAGTTACTATGGAAGTGGAGGTGGATGTTACTCCAGTAGGAACTAGTGTTGACTCTATCGATAATTTAACAGTGGCAATATCGTTACTTGTGGGTGGCTTGATTCTGGAAGTAATATTGATCCCAGAAATGGAATTAATACCATCCCAAGTAGTCCCGTATACGGTGATACCGGCATTGGTGTTAGGGTCCCAGAATGGTGCTGTTGGTTGTGTATATAGATTTTTTGCTTTACCTAAAATCGTGATCGATGTTAGCTGTCGGCACCCACCGAACGCATTGGCACCAATACTTGTTAGTTTAGGAGGAAGTGTTATGCTGGTTAGAGATGTGCAGCCTGCAAATGCATAACTACTAATACTTGTCAGCAGGCTTAATGAAGGGTATAAAGCTACAGTGCTTAGTCTTGTGCAACCCTGGAACGCCCCCGCACCAATACTTGTCAGACTAGAGGGCAGAAATATGCTGGCTAGAGATTCACAAGCGTAAAACGCTGTATCACCAATACTTGTCAGACTAGAGGGCAGATTTATGATGGTTAGAGATGTGCAAGATGCAAAAGCATATCTACTAATACTTGTCAGCGAGGGCAGGTTCATGCTGGTTAGAGATGTGCAACCCTGGAACGCCTGCTCACCAATACTTGTCACGCTTGATAAAGAAGTTCCTTCTATAGTTGTTAGTTGTGTGCAACCCAGGAACGCCTGAGCACCAATGCTTGTCAGAACAGTTCGCAGAAGTATTCTGGTTATATTTTGATTCTGAAATACACCCGCACCAATCCCTGTAATATTTATTCCAGATATAGAACTCGGAATAGTTACTTCCCCCGTAAGATTGCTAGTACAGCCTGTTATAAGACCGTTTGAATTGACCGTAAAAACAGATACAGTCTCACCAGTATTGCCGGTATCTACAGTTTGACCCAATGAAGTAGTAAAAGCTGCAAAAGTATCTGTTTGCAGCTGTAAGACACTTATTGTATTATATCCTGCTTGTGTTAATGTAAAATTATATGTATTACCCGATATGGATGTAGGCGTCGGTGATATTCCCAGTGGCGTTTCCGTGTTGTCGGTAGTTATGGTAAACTGAACCGTATTCCCAACCACGTAGTTGTTACTAGAGAATGGGGTTATGTTTACTGTAGGTTGTAGACGCACCTTAAATGTATAACTGGCGCTACCGATCGTATACTCATTGCCCACCGCAGCCGCCGTCGCCGTTACGGTTACAGTTCCAGGTCCAGTAAAAGAAAATGTGTTGTCAGGATTCACAGGATTCTCACTCACAGGCCCCGTCACTACATAAGTTATGGCACCTCCGCCGCTTCCTGTTGCTTCAAGGAGACTGGGTGGGACGCCAACACCTAAGACATAGTCTAATTGAGGAGTGCCTGTAAAAGTAACAGTTTGTTCTAGCGGTCCCATTGTATACCTATCCATAAGATTTTAAAGTTCAAAGAGCGGTTTTTTACAGGATATTTAACACTAAAGTTGACACATATTTATCTATCCTAACGCACTCACCGGATATAAGGAAATAAGCAGATCGATGCCGCACATCCTTATAGGAAAGACACCACAAGAGGCACTTGCACACGGATATGTCGTCAATGATTTCACGAACGGAGAATGGAGTTCAACAAAGACAAATGTTGAACTCCGCTATGGCGTAATCGTGAAGGTGTGGCCCTCATTCGTCACACATAAATCCTATCCGTCAGAGAGAAGTTCTTTCTTCTCTACTTTCTTCGGACTGCAGAGCCGGTCGGAGGAGCAGCAGCAGCACCAGCACCAGCAACAGAACCAAATCCCGCTGACCCCAGAGCTACATCACGATCGATATCAGGATGATGCAGAAAGCTGGGTCTTACAGCGCCTTCAAACTTGAAGCACTGGGTCACGGCTCCGTGCTCGTGGAAATGGAGCTGACAGTCAATCGCCGACCGCTGCGCGATTTCGAACAGACCATCTGCCAACTTCTGTTTCGCCACCGCAATCTCATAGATCATCTGATCGGTTGTTTTGCCGGCATCCGTCATCATGATCGACTTCGATCCCGTGGCTTTCTGTTCCGCCGTGAACACCGACAAATAAGTGAAAACCTCGACCGTACGATCGTCCCACGGTAGATTCATGTGCGAACACAGACGAATCGCGCGTCCGATAACCTGCTGCAAACGCACGTTGTTCCAGTACGGCTCCATGATGTGGACCTGGCGTGTATTGAACAGAGAAATACCCTCTGCTCCCGACTGGGTGATCATGAACACACGGGCCACGCGGCCATCGCGATTATCAGGAGCACCGGCCAGGAGTTCGGCGCACTGGGCAGAGAGACCCGGTGGCAGTCCCGCCACGTCGGCATTATAGAGCTGGAGTAGTAGCCGCCGCTTGTCCAGATCCTGGTCGCCAGTATACAAGATATAACGGGGTCGTGCTCTATCGGCTTTCATGATGACATCGGGAATCCGCCACTCTCCGTCGGGGCCTTTCTCCAGATCCAACGGCATGTACTGTTCAGGAGCCGACCGCAGAACCGACGCAAAGATACCGAGACCTTCGAGTGTTTTGAACTGACTGTAGACGAGCACCGGTCCGCCACCGGGAGTCATGCGGATTCGCTCCAGAATTGCCGCGTATTTCGGTGAAAACTGCGAAAGACCGACATTCAGAAACTCATTGGCCTTTTCTTCCAATCCAGACATGATCGTGCCGATGATATTCTGTAGAGCCTTATCGGGTGGCGGTTCGACCGTGGCGGCGCCGGCCTCATCTTCAACCGCCTCTACACCGGCTCCAACGGCATCGACAGCAGCCACCGTACCGGCACCCGCAGCAGCAGCAGCCGCACCTCCCTCTTCCAAATCCTGATCCACGTCGGCCGCCAGATCTGCCGCAATAATGCGATCCTGATCTAATCCGCGCAGCTTCGCGGCCTCTTTGAGAGAGGCGGCGGTCGGTCGCACGACCTCTTCGGGCCAGACCCAGTTGCACGCCGCACGGGACAGCGCCAGAAATCCCGATTGGTGCGATTGCGTGGCCTGTGCATAGAGATCCATTTCCGCCATCGTCATACCCTTGCGTTTCTTGGCACCCTTCGCGTCACCAGTCGCCTCAGCATCCTTCTTTCCAGGAGAACTCTCCATATCCAGCTCCGCCTGCCGTGCTCTGGAATATTCCGCAAATGCGTATTCCGAAAACGGAACCTCCACAATCTCGTTACGGGTTGTCCGCGGCATGAGCTCTTCACTGCCGCCACGGTAATACGAAATGAGACCCAGAGAGCGAGCCAACAGGAGTTCTGGACGCATAATATTGAGCGTCGCCCGGTCCACAAAGGTACTCACGAACTTCTTGTTGTCGTCGAAGAGTACGGGCGCCGTTTTGAGACGGAAGGGAGTTCCAGCAGTAGCAGTAGCAGGAGCAACGGCTCCAGCACCAGCAGCAGCAGCAGCAGGACCAGCAACAGCCGTCAGTATTCCCGCCTTCTGTAGGTCATCCACCAGAGAAGCCGCCCACTGATCCATCGTCCGTTCGATCGATTTCTGTGTAGGAACCATGCGTGCCGCCGGCAATCGTTGGAATCCACGGGTCGAATAATCACCCGTCGCCGCCACAACCTTCGCGAATCCATACGGCACCGGCGTTACCGTCAGCACGGTGTCCCGTGATCCGCCGGTAACAGACTCCTCCACAGCGTAGAAATCCACATCCGGCCGCCCCTTCGCCCACTCTTCCAGACGCTTCAGCGATGCCCCTTCCCGCGACATTCCCCGCAGCGAAATCTCCGCCATCCGCTGATCGCCTCCAATCATATTCATCAGAATTCCGTATTCCTGTGCGTAGTTGATCATCGGAGTCGCCGACAAAGCAACAACCTTGGCTCCCACGGCATTACACAGCAGGCGATAGAGGGTGTAGCCACGCGGATAACGGAAACCAGGAATCGCCTTACGGTGTTCCATATTCCAGTTGTGCGCCCGCGGTTCGACGCGCTCCATGAAATCCGTAAACGGTCGGCTACCGATCTGGGTACCGTTGACCGTCCGCGTTAGATTGTGGATCTCGTCAATAATGACCACCGAGTTATCAAAGAACGATCCGCCGTCCGCTGCCGCCGCCTCCGCCATCGCCGCCAACTTCGGAGGCGATACACCGTTATAGTGAATGAACTTGAACCGAAAGTTCAGATGCGCGGCGATCTGAGCGCGGATAGCCATCTGTACAGAACCTTCCAGATCCGCAAAGTTGGACGGCCGTGTGGGATTCGGAATCCAGCCCCCTCCCTGTTTCGCCACGAGATCGGGAGGCAGTCCCAGTTGCTCTACCAGCCAGACACGAACGGCCTCCTTACCGCCGAGGGGAAGGAACTGCCAGAAGTTCTTCTGCCGCAGCGGAAAATAGCCGCACTTGCCGAGATCCTTACGGTAGTTGTTGGACAGTGTGGCCGGTGTGAGTACGAAGATCTTCTTCTGGCCGCCCCAGTACAGAGCTTCTGCCGCGGCAATGGAGGTACAGGTCTTTCCTGAGCCGAGACCATGGTAGACAAGAACTCCGCGATAGGGTGATCCGCGATGGAGATAATCCCGCACGATCTTCTGGTAGTAGAAGAGCTCCACCTTATCGGGGTCGCGCCGTTTACAGGCATCGCGATCGATCTCTTTGGCCTCCTTGGGTATGACGCCCTTGTTCTTGATCACCTCTTGGAGCATGGGCGAATATTGGGTGTAGGTTTGGACCATGAAATCCTGGAAGCGGGCGGAGGTGATAGGAGTGTATTGGGCAGGAACTATTTCGGCTTTGGCGGTGGTGGCCAGAATTTTCTTTAGATCACGATCGGCCAGAAAGTCTTCGGGTGTTATGATGGGAGTACCTTCTGCAGGTGGCGCACCGATTTCGGGATAGGCATTCCGTGTTCCGAGAGCTGCGCGGGCGGGAGCCAGAAATTTGGCAGCGGTGGATTGTTCATTGCGGGTGGGGGGAGGAGCTGCAGGAACTGTGGCTACTGCTGCTGCTTCTGCTACTGGTGCTTCTACTCCCACATCGGGTACTTCTACGGATGGAGCAACTGGTTTCTCTGTTTTCGGTGCTGGAGGAACAGTAGCCTTGGGGGTTGGAACCACTTTAGGAGCTACTTTGGGAGCAGCAACGGGAGCCACAGGAGCCACAGGAGCAGCCACAGAAGCCACCGATATCTTCTTTGGGCCACCTACTCCTGCCACTTTCCGCCCTACTGTCTGTGAGAACACTGACGACGCGCGTCGATTAATCGTCTCCACACCCTTGAGACCTTTTCCTTGACCCAGGCGGAAGCCGAAGCCCTCATCGTCATCCGACATCCTCTATTTCCTTCATGGAAATTGGCCTAACTCAATCAACGCCAGCCGCGATGCCTCCTGTTCCGCATCCTTCTTGTTGCGCGCCGTCGCCGTCGTCAACACGGTTCCATCCGGTGTTAGCACGCCCATCGTAAATATCCGATTATGTAACGGTCCCTCTGTGGATACCTCCTTGTAGCGCGGAGGCTGATGATATGTCGCCTGATAGAAGCGCAACAGCTGATCTTTATAGTTCGTGTTATTCGCAATGAGAGCGGCAAAATCCACATAAGTCTCCAGCACCTCCGTAAACCACTGTTGAACATGCCAAAACGCCGTCCGTATGTCGTCGCACGCCCGATCCCGAAACATGGCCGCAATCCATGCCTCCAACATGGATCCCAACATCCGCCGATTCGTTCGACCGCTACAGATCTCCTCCATGTGTCGGCTCATAATCAGCCACGGAGCCATGCCCATCTTGAGGGCCAGTTCTCCCAGATGTTCATTGTTGACCAGCTCCGATCGCAGCGATGTCCAGAATCCCTCACCTTCGCCGGGATAGCGCCGCTCCAGATATTCTCCCACAATGGCATCCAGAATACCGTCACCCACAAACTCCAGATGTTCATTGTCGGCAGTCTTGAGAGGCATACAGTCGTCGGGTTTCGGTGCCATCTGCTGGCCATCGTGAGAATCCCGCGCGACGAATGATTTGTGCACACACGCCTGGCGAAACAGGTCCACGCGTTTGGGCGCATATTTGGTGATTCGGATGATTTCCGACATGGGAATGTCTCTGTTGTTGGGATTCCACGGATTATAGATTTTTGGTGTGTCCATCTGTATATTCGTATAGATATAGGCGGACTTTAAACCATGGGGGCAAAGTTGACACATGCACCATTCGCCTAACAACCGGTCAGGATGTCCTCACTAACTGTCGAGTCAACCAAGAAGTCTACGCAGTGGAATCAATTCAATGTGAAGGTCCGTCAACTGGTTCCAACACTGTCGCCGCAGTCGGCGATGCGTATGTGTTCTGCTCTGAAGACTTCTAAAGATATGGAGCTATGGAAGGATGAAGAGATTACCACATTTGCGGAGGCATGGGTCGGATCGAAGAACGATGTGCCCACACTGGAATCACTACCCGCGAAGATACTAACAGAGGAGCCCACACCTGATCCTCAGCCTACAGTGAAACCGGGTAAGGTGCGAATCAAGAAGGAGAAGGAGTGTGCCGATAGTGCTGAAGAGCCGACTGCTCCGACTGCTCCGACTGCTCCGACTGCCTCTACTGCATCTAGTGCCTCTACTGCCTCTACTGCTACACCTGGGTCAAAAGAGGCGAAAGAGGCAAAGGAGCCAAAGGTATCCAAGAGCAAGGAAAAGAAGACAAAAGATAAATCGCCAGAGCCACCGATCGTGAAGCCCATCGTGGTTCCCGTTCAAATAACAGCCGATGCCGTGAAGAATGCTGAAGCAGCGGTCGCTGCCATTACGTCTGATGTGCAGAAGAATACTGAACGCATCGCGGCGATCAAGGTTGATCTTGCTGCTGCTGAAGAGAAGGCGAAGAAAGATCAGGCAGTATTGAAGAAGGCGGTGGCACAGTTAGAGCAAGCACGCTCTGAGGCGGCAGCTGCAGTAGTAGCCGCCGCCAAGAAGAAAGCAGATGAGCTTGCGGATATATCCATGGAGAAAGAAGCATCTGACACCTCTGATCCACTACACGTACGACGCAAGAATATTCCCAAGCACGTAAAGACACTTGTGTGGAATAAGTACGTAGGGTCGACTGTTGCGGAGGCTTCGTGTATGTGTTGCCGCGAAGCAAAGATCACGTGCCGAAGCTTTCATTGCGGACACGTCATTGCAGAATCAAAGGGAGGAAATATGACCATCAACAATCTCCGACCGGTATGTGCCGACTGTAATCTATCTATGGGCACGCGCAGCATGAACGAATTTACTCAGGAATTCTTCGGATGGGTTATTTAATCGAATCGCACAGCACGGACAGATCCGCCCCTGGACAGATTTTACGCATAAACAGAGCACCTGAATCTTTTGCTGTCTGTATATCGGTCTCTGTCAAATAGCAATATGTGAACGGTTTGTTTCGGTGGGGTCCGTGCGGACATAGCGCAGCCGGTGCTCTCCTGACAAAATCTGCATGTACCGGCGCGGTATTATAGACTTCGGCTTGGTGATTCAGAAAAAATGTATGGTATACATGTTCATCGGGAATCTTGAAGTTTGCACGCATCTTCTCAATAGACGGCAACGCTGCCCGAATCGCAGCTACGGATGCCGCGGTCAGAATAACCCATTGAGATCCCGTTGCGACCACAGTCGTACTTCGGGATCCAAATGCGATCTTGGCGGGTCTACCAACGATGGTGCGTTCTGACATACTCACCCAGTTCATATCATTGGCCATAATCCGATCATAGACGGTTCGGAAATCCCACAGAGGAATCGAATCAGATGATAATAGAACCACCTTTTTGGTGCGAGGATCACCGGCACACGCGCATTCCAATAGATGCTGTTGGGCCTCCACTATAGACCATTTCCCCCATTCGGTGGGCTTGGTCGGTACGATCCGAACATTTGGAACAGCCGATTCCTTAATGGATTCCTTCGAATGGAGCCATATGGTGTAGTCTGTGTTGGAGGCAGAGGCAGAACCAAAAAACTTCTGCCAGACAGTGGGGTGATCAATATCACTGTACGCCATGAAACAGAATGCCACTGCCATATCTATTTTCCTTCCGGTTTCTCCTCACGCCAGAGCAGCGCGTCCCGCAGTAGAGCTCCCAAGGCTGGTCCTAATCGTTTTCCACCAACAACCAGCTCTCCTAAACTGTCGCTACTGCCACTGCACGCAGCAACAAGATCCGCAATACTGTGTTCCGCCAGCAACGCCTGAATCCGTTTTGCTCCCAGACCTGGAACGGCTCCCAACATTCCCGTTGCGATACTGGCGGCATCCCGATTGGCTTTTTTTGTCATGGAAAGAGCCGCGGTCATGTGCGTCATGGCGGCTGCGGTCGCGGTGGCCATTCCACCTTCGGGCTGAAATACCGTGGTGTCATCATTTGTCTGGGCAACCAGCGTTGTCAACCAAGTGGCCGTGTCGGTGATGTCTTCTGTATGAAGAACCGGCATTCCATAACGAAGTAGCAGACGGGTAGTTAGACGACGGAGCTGTGCTTCCGTGGTCCGTCCGTGATGGTTATGGACACTGGTTGATCCTGATACAGAGCCAGATCCAGAGCCAATGAAATCGCGATAGCGTCCCTCAATGATATATAGTACAGATGCTCCTCCTCCGCGCGCCGCCATGAGTCGCGCACGCTGTTCACGATATCTTCCATCTTCGTTGCTGGCGGCAAAATCCGCTAGACTTTTACGTTCGATAATCAATAACGGCTGTTCATCGGCAACCGATTGGATCAGAACATCCCCCACTTTTAATCCTGCCGTTGTAAATGGAGTGCCGATGCGTGTCAGCGCGGCAATCAGCGCCCGTTCTCGTACATCCACAATAAGAGAGACTGCCACTCCTGCTGACGCCATTTCCTGAAGAAAGAGGGTCAGTCTTCTTAGATGCCGGATGCCAGCATAGCACGGTGATTTAACCCCCCACAGAATAGAACAGATGGAGGCAGTCGCGGTCTTCACCGATGATTCCGTCCACGGTCAGGTGATATTTCGCGATACACCCACCGGCTCGGTCATCATCCAGGCACAGTTCACTGCTCTTCCGCCAGGAGAACACGGCTTCCATATTCACAAAAACGGTGATCTCCGCGAACCCGGTTGTGCCGGTGCCTGCGAACACTTCCATAAAGGTCCGTCAGGAATGACACATGGAGGATATACATCCAAGATCCGCCACACCGGTGATCTGGGAAATATCAGCCGCACGGGCCATCTCTATCGCTACCGACTGGCGGATCTTCGTGTCGCTGAACTCCTGGGACGCACCCTCATTGTTCATGCCGACCCTGATGATCTCGGCCAGGGCGACTGGCCCGATTCCAAAATAACAGGTCATTCCGGCGCCTGCCAGTGGGACTGGCCTGCCTGTGCTGTGATCGGCCGATCGAAAGACTGTGCGTCTGCGCCAAGCGGTAAAAGAAAGACACGAAAACAGGCCCACAAATAAATGGATCGAGATCAGGATTCCTACATTCTCCAGACACAGATCAGGTCTCTGGAAAATGAGCTATATTCGCTACGAATGAAACTACAGAGTTTAGTCTTTCCTGATGTATACAAGAGCGACTTTCCCACAGTATCGGCAGAGGCCTGGGCGCGCTGGTCAGCACAGATAATGAAGCCGTCGCCCCGTGTTCGCAAAGCAATGGAGGAGGATCTACGGGACAGCAACAACCTAAACCCGTAATCTCTCCAATGGAGTATGATGACTCTATACGGAACCAACACAATGACAATCCGCGGCCCAGAAGCGATTATCGAGTTGTTGGTGGCGACAGGAGTCGTTCTGGATACGTCCAATAATGTGCTGATGGGAATCGCGAATCAGTTTTTCGGACCGCAACAAATCACGATTCTGAACCATGAAGCGACAATGTTCCAGTTCACTTATGATCTGCGTAATGCTCCCATCACCAACTACTTGCAGGCTATTCTGGAGGCGTATCCTGACTGTTGGATAAAAAACACATTCACTTCGGAATCCGGTCACTGTGGGCTCTGGATCGGGCGTATGCAGAATGGAAGTACAAACATTCAAGAGCTGGAATGGATGGAGCTGTCGGCGGATTCCGAATTCTAGTACCAGTTTTTGTGATCCAGAGTCGGACCCATCATGCGTTCCATCCCAGGAACCGGTCCATAAAAGGGATCTTTATCGACGGTCCACGGAAGCTGACCTTCTTTCCGTGCCTGTTCTAATCCATTGAAGGGCGGATCGATCGCCGCACCGACGACATTGTCCTCTTCGTAGCGAAATCCGATATCTACTTTGTCATTCTCAGTATCGACGATTCTCTCAGATGCAGGTGGCTCTGTAGGTGTCGCCTGCCGGGAACGAGGACGCAGCTCATTGACCTCCCAGTTATTCGGTCCTGTCTTTGTGAGAACAGGTTCCCAATCAGGGTCATCCGCGTAGGCTTTGCGCACCATGGCGGCCACGGCCTTCTCTTCACGATCGCGAGGGTCGTGATGTCCGTGATGTCCGTGATGTCCGTGCATTCCGTGAGAACCATACGATCCAGGCGAGCCATACATCGCAGTCGCCTCCCTCACCAGATCTCCCGCCGCCGAAAATCCCTCCGTGAGACCCTTGTATTTCTTTTTCTTGCCATCCGCCGACAGAGGCAGATCCGCCCAATCGAACTGTCGGCCCTCCATCAGGAGATTGTAGTTCTGTCGCGGCACCACCATGTGTCCTCCACGCTCATATCCAAAGACACGGGAAAACTCATAGTCGTCCACCTTATAGATCGGCGTGTTGGGCCACAGTTCTTCCATATCCGAATGATGTCCACCACGGCTCTCAAGCACCGGTTTCTCCTTCGTGGCACCGGTCAGACGGGGTAACGGACAGCGGCTCACATGTCCCGTCGCTCCCCACCACTGCTGGAACTCATTCATATCGGCGAACCGTTGACCGCCAGGCTTGAGGATGAGAGATCCATCGGGAAATCGCTCCAACTCATACGGACATTGGGACATTCTTCCAAAGAGCCAAATCGCTATCCCCAGGATAACGATAACAGACAGAGCAACGAATACCATTAGCGGTCCGTTGGACATACCTCTGATGATATACTATCTTTTCACCGGTATAGAGTAGAGATGAGTACCAGGAAAGCAACGAGAACACGGAAAGCGACCGGCCGTGTTCTGCGACTCCGTAGCTCCACGGCCGAAGCACAGCGCACTATGCAGGGTCTCATCCGTCGCGGACCGATGACACTGGTCTTCGTATACAGTACTTCTTGTCCGCATTGCCACACATACATGCCTCTGTGGAAGAAGCTGGAGCAGCAGAAGAGTCGGCGTGCTAATCTCATCAGCATGGAGGCTTCCACCTACGACAAGTTGCCGATGTCTCAAGAGAAACCGGTTCAGGCAGTTCCGACAGTGCTGTTTGTGGATAAAGAGGGAAAGATTTCGGAGGCGTCGGCGCCCCGGAGTATGTCGGTGATGACGAACGCGGTTCGGATGGGCGTACCCGAGTCTGTAGCTGCTGTTGCGACATCGAAAGAAAACAGTAAGACTCTGACGGCGAACTCCCCCATGTTTACGCCTTCGACTGCCTCTACTGCTTCTACTGCCTCCAGATCCGAGACTCTGCCTCTACAGAAAATCTCTCCCGTGATTCCCGGAACCATCACCAATGAGCTGGAGCCGCTACCCGCCACACCCGTTAGTTCCGTTATGCAGTCTGGAGGCAGTCCGTGGGCCGCGTTCGTTTCGACGGCCGTAAAGGCGGCTCCTGCTGCCGTTCTACTGGGCGCGTATGCGATGAGCCGTTCCAGTGGTCTGGGAGATCCGCACAAGAGACACCGTCGCTCCATCCGAAGAACTCGGAGGCGGCGTTAAAAGGTGACAACCCTCAAGAACCCCCCAGCTCTCCTCAGGATGGCTCTTACCTTTCAGGTCCTCGGTTCTACGACGCGCGATGAGAAACAAGCCTTCGTGATTACACTCTTCGGTTGTGATCCCGACGGACAGTCAGTGAGTCTGGATGTTACCGGATTTCGTCCATTCTTCTATGTGGAGATTCCGACCACTTGGTCGCCCAAGGATCGCAGCAAATACAGAGATTGGTTACTTTCCCATCTGAGTGAACCCGAAAAATCCGACGCCCACCTCCATCATGACGGAGAGAACCATAGGACCTTCTGGGACTTTACCAACAATCAGGAGTTTCCCTTCATGCGGATTGAGGCCGCATCCAAGGCACTCTGGACGAAGCTCCGTGATATTGTTCAGGATCCCGACACGGCACTGCCGAAACCCTATGCTCTCACCGGCGAGGTGCTCCGTGTCTATGAGTCCAACATTGATCCGATGCTCCGCTTCTTTCATCTGCGTGAACTCAAGCCTGCGGGATGGGTCACCGTGACCGCCGACCAGTGGGAAGATGACGACGAAGCTCCGTCAACGACCCGGATTCGTGCCACCGCTGACTGGAAGCAGGTCGGTCCGGCCGATGATGCCCGCCAGCTCACCGCAGCGCCTCTCAAGATCATGTCATGGGATATTGAGTGTACCAGCAGTCACGGCGACTTTCCGATGGCCGCCAAGACCTGGAGAAAGACAGCGCGGGAGATCGTGGCCGCGGGACTCCATCGGGCGGAGTGGTCTGTAGTTGCGGAGGCCATCACGACGGCACTTCTGCCATCGACACCGGTCAAGGCCGATCCGCTGAGTCGTATCTTCCTTCCGCAGACACAGCAGGCACAGCAAGACCTACAGAAGGGAATGAAGGCGATTGAGTCTGAGTGGCCGCCTTGCAGCAGTAGCAGCAGTGGCAGCAGCAGCAGCGATTCCGACGATGCCGTCGATACGGTCGAACGGGCCTTCAAGACCGCCGGTTTTCCAAACCCCGAAGGCGATCCGATCATACAGATCGGCTGTGTGCTCTACACCAACGGCAAGGCCCAACGAAAGGATATCTTCGTATTGGGATCTGTCGCGCGGCTGCCCGACCAGGGAGCACCCACGAACACGATTCCATGTGCCAACGAAGCCGAACTCATTCGAAAGTGGTGTCGGCTCATCAAGGAGCTGGATCCCGACATCATGATGGGATACAACATCTTCGGCTTTGACGAAAAATATGTCTGGGATCGGGCCGACTACAACCGTTGTCTATCGGCACTGACGGCCTTCAGTCGCGTCACGAACAAGAAGCTGCGGCTCCAGGAAAAGTTCCTCAGCAGCTCCGCCATGGGCGACAACACCTTCTATGTCATCACGGGAGATGGTCGACTACACATCGATCTGTTGGCCTATGTCAGACGCAATGCAGTGCTGGACAGCTACAGTCTGGATAACGTGACCGCAACCTTCATGAGCGGCGGCGTCCAGGGAGCGGTGGTACCTGCGACAGCGACAGCAACCCCCAGTCCAGACACCTGGATCATCAAGACGAAATCCACCAAGGGAACCACGGTCGGTCGCTACATCGTTCTTCTGGACACAGAGAACGACCACATCGGCGATAAGCTGGAGATCGTCGCGGTTGAGCCCAAGGCCCTCCATGTTCGCATGACCGACGGCGGAGCGGCACTCAAAGAGCATGGATCACCGCCCGTACGGTGGTCGCAGGCCAAGGACGATGTCTCTCCCCAGGATATCTTTCGTCTACACGCCGAAGGTCCGTTGGGACGCGCCAAGGTCGCCCGCTACTGTATTCAAGACTGTGATCTCGTTATGGAGCTGTTCCAAAAACTGGAGGTCCTCAACAATTCCATTGCCATGGCCAATGTCTGTTGGGTACCCGTGGAGTTCATCTTCACCCGCGGCCAGGGCATCAAGTCCGAATCGCTGGTCTTCTACGAATGCCGCAAAGAGGGACAGCTCATCCCTGTGTTGCAGGCTCCGCCTCGGCGACAGGAAACTACCGAAGGCGCGGCTGGTGTAGAAGCACCCGACGCTCCCCAACCCGAGATTCTCATCAATGCCGACGACAACGAAGGCTACGAAGGCGCCATCGTGCTGGATCCACTGACGGGCATCTATCTGGATGATGATCCTGTCGCCGCGTTGGACTTCTCATCGCTGTATCCATCGTCCATCATCTCGGAGAACCTCAGTCACGATTCCGTTGTCTGGGTCAAAGACTATACGATGGACGGAGAGCTGGTCGCGGTCAAGGAGGGCTCCGATCGGTACGACAATCTACCGGACTGGGATTATCTGGAGGTGGACTACGATATCCTCAAGCCCGATCCTGCAGAGAGCCACAAGAAGCATCCGCGACTGACACCACAGGGTCGGCGGGTCTGTCGGTTCGCACAGCATCGTGATCCGACGAAGAAATCCACGCTGCCGAAGATTCTCCAGAAGCTGCTTTCCGCCCGTAAAGCCACCCGCAAGCTCGCCGAAAAGGAAACCGACGATTTCCGCAAGGCGCTACTGGATGCCCAACAGCTGGCCTACAAGCTGACGGCGAACTCACTGTATGGACAACTAGGTTCCAATACGAGTAAGATCCGTCGCAAATGTCTGGCTGCCTCGACCACGGGTCACGGACGGCAACAGCTGCTCTTCAGCAAGGCGTGCATTGAACAGGCCTACGGTCCCACCGCGGGTGATCCCCGTTGCTCTGCCATCTGCGTGTATGGCGACACGGATTCGGTGTTCATCGCGTTTCGGCCGCGGGATCCCGTGACTGGTGCGCGTCTCACAGGAAAAGCCGCACAGGCCGCAGCAAAAGAGCTGGCAGAGGAGGCGGGTCATCGGATTAGCGGAGCACTCAAGCCGCCGCACGACTTTGAGTTTGACAAGATGTTCCGCTGTTTCTGTCTTCTGAGCAAGAAGCGCTATGTCGGCGACATGACAGAGGGCGGTCTCGAAGACGGCGACTACCATCGCAAGTCCATGGGTATCGTCATGAAGCGACGGGACAATGCGCCGATTGTGAAGACGGTCTACGGTGGAGCGATTGAGGCGATTCTGGCGAAGCGGGATATCCAGGGCGCGTTCACATTCGTCCAGCAGGCGACCCGTGATCTGTTGGCGGGTAAGTATCCGATGAAACGGCTGACGATTACCAAGTCGCTGCGTGCGGAGTACCGAACACCGACCCCGCCGGCGCACAAGGTGTTGGCAGACCGCATGGGTAAGCGCGACCCAGGCAACAAGCCGTCCTCCAATGACCGCATTCCGTTTGTGTATGTGCGCCCGCCGCTCCACGCGCCGACGCCGACCAGCCAGGGAGAGCGGATTGAGACACCGACCTATATCCGTGAGAAGGGTCTGCAACCGGATTATGTGTTCTACATCACGAACCAGATTGCCAAGCCGGTGGCCCAGGTGTTCGGACTTGTTGTGGATAAACTGCCAGGGTTCCGTCGGCACATGCTGGCGGCAGCATCCAAGGACCCCGTGACGGCGGCGGAGCGAGTGGCGGAGGAGCTGCTGTTTGGAGCAATGTTGCGGGAAGCCGATCGTAAGGCCAAGGGACAAAAGACAATTACTTCGTTCTTTACAGCGGCATCTAAGTGAAACAACGGCTAAAGACTAACGGACATTTTGAAAGTACAGCTCATACTATTACTAATATGCCCAATCATAAGCCCACACAATCTTCCCTATTGGAATTGTTCTATCTATTCATAATAGGTATCACGGGTTAAGTAAAGCTGCCAGCTACTCCCTCCTGTACATATCCTATCACCTTTTATCAAAAATCAGCAAAAGGTGACCGCGTGCCTGCCGACCCGTCGCCCTCTACAGGAATACAGCCTGCCATGAGTCGTCATGGTCTTGCAAATCTCGGCAACTCTTGTTATCTGAACTCCGCTATCCAAGCTCTGGCCCACACCACGGCCTTCCGTAACTACTTCGGAACAACCGCATGGGAAAGCAATCGTCATCCCGATCGCAAGGGCGAACAGTTGGTCGTCGCGACGGCGGATCTCGTTCGCCAACTTCAGGAGCCAGGCACCAAGCCTCTCATGCCCGTCGGATTCACCCGTGCGTTCATCACCTTCGCCCACGAAATCAATGAGGATATTCGTCCAGGCGCCCAGGCCGACGCCGCCGAGGCCATCCAGATTCTATTAGATGGACTCCATACCCATCTGGCCCGTATGGTTCGCATGGACATTAGCGGCAAACCCAGACGCACAGACCAGGTCGACATGTTGAAAAGCTTGGAAAGCTGGGCGACTTATTTCCAGAAGGAATATTCGCAGCTGATCCAGGACTTCTACGGACAGACACAGACACGGGTAGTCTGCGACCGATGCGGTAGCAGTTCCACACGCTACGAACCCTGGAGTGTATTGAAGGTACCCATTCCAGGTGCCGAACAGCCAGGTGCTCCGATTCCGTCACTGAAAGAGTGTCTGGCCGCCGCAATGGAGACCGACACGATCGACGACTATGCGTGCGACGGCTGTAAGAACAAGGGATCCGCCAAGATGTATCACGCGATTTCCCGCTTTCCGCCGACGCTCATCCTGAGCATCAAACGCTTTACGAACTCCGGCAAAAAGATCGTCGCGCGGGTTCAGTATGATGCGGAAAATATCGACTTGTCGGAATGGCGTGCGTGGCGGTCTCTACAGCCGTTGTCGACGACGAAATACCGTGTGGCCAGCGTCGTGGATCATTTGGGATCCATGGGAGGCGGACACTATGTGATGCGGGGACGGAATCCTGAGGGATGGTTCTTGTTTGACGATTGGAATGTTGCGCACATTGGTGCTACTGCTGCGGATGCTGTTGTTCCTATTGCGACTGCTGCTACTGTTGCTACTCCTGATGCCGCTCCTGTTCCGATCGCAACTCCTGTAGCAATGCCACAAGGAAAGCCCATCGGCGGCGATGCATCTCCCAACACGTATATCCTCTGTCTGGAGCGGATATAAACTCCCTCCTGAACCGAAAAATAGCGCAACTCCGTAGAGGATGAACGCTACAACCAATGTTTCGGTCTCCAACAGTGGTTTGTCTGGCTCTTTCGTTTCTCTGTGGTCTGGCTACACGGGTCTATTTTTGGTCATCGTGGTTATCGTCGTTGTGTTTGCCGTCTACTATCAGACGATTGGCTACTGGTTTCAGATCGCCTGGCAGAATCTCTATAGCAGCCAAGCCAAAGGAGAGACCGTGCGTGTTCAGGTTCCCGGTGGCCCCACGGCTACGCTGACCCCGCCGGCACCAGAAGGAACAGAGGGAGGAGCCAGCGGTGCCACAGGAGCCAATATCGGCAAGGCACTCAGCGGTGTCGCAAAACGCCTGGAGAACGATGTAGAAACGGCACTGGGCGGCGGCGCGGGCAAGGAGGTCTTCAATGTTAGCCGCAACGCGTATTCGTTTGCCGATGCGGAACCTCTGTGCCGTGCCTTCGGTGCAGAGCTGGCCACCTATGATCAGGTCAAGTCCGCCTACGAAGCCGGCGCGGACTGGTGCAACTACGGTTGGGTCAAGGGACAGATGGCCGTCTATCCGACACAGAAAGAATCCTACGATAAGCTACAGCAGGGCCCAGAGTCTGAACACATGGCGTGCGGACTCCCAGGTATGAACGGCGGCTATTTCCCGAATGCCGACCAGCGGTTCGGTGTAAACTGTTACGGCAAACGCCCGGCCGAATCGGCTCTGGATAAGCGTCTCCAGCATGAAGAGCGATCGGCGACGGCCTTTGATCGCGATGTCAATAAGTTCAAGGCGGAGTTGGAGAGCATCGCCGTATCGCCGTGGAGCGGAAATCAATGGTCGCGCACGTAAACCATCACGCCTCTTCCGGTATGATTCCCGCCGTATGACCACCGCGCAACCGCCGTCCCTTGCGTCCTCCGTGATCCAACAGATACGGATCAATCTTCGCCGATCGCGGATCCTTCTCATCAACCGCGGGATCGACATCAGGCAACGGTCGCGGATCAATCCGGCGGAAACACTCCATGTCGCGACGGATCCAGGCCGGCAAGAAATCATAGATCTCATTACGCCAGCCGTCGCAGTCCGCCTCCCACAGACGCACACCCGACTGAAATATCACTCCCAGAATCCGCCGCTGCCACGCTCCCCAATCAAAAGTATGCCAAATCCACTCTTCCCAGACCTGTTCCGTATCGCGATTCCACTCTACCGGAGGCACGATATGGGGCATATGCGGACCCTGTATCTGATCACGCGTCCAGTGCCGTCGCATGGCGATGTATTTCAGGATCTGTCGCGCCAACACCTCATCCGATACTGCCAGATCCGCACCCTTCTGTTGTACCCAGGACCGCAAAAGACGGACCAGAGAGAGCACATCCGTAGAGGCTCTCTCTCCGTAATTGTTCGGATAGAACAACGACTGATATGTCCGAACCCACTTCATTACTTTACTTGGGTCCTGCGGTTTTAGGCCCAGCCGTAATCGTTCCCGATGTCTTGTGTAGGACTTCAGTCTCTTTGATTTCACGGTGATCCTGTAGCCATTTCACGAGATCTTTGGCCTTCGTGACCGGAATTCCCGACGACGCGCACCATGCCGTCGCCTGTTCCGTCAGATATCCCCAGGTCAGCGACGACGGAACCCGTTGATGTTTGAGTTGGAGTGCTGCTCCCGACACCTGAATCATGGATCCACCCAGTCCCAACCGCTTCATGTATCCGATGGCCTCTGCTTCGTGTTTGGCGCGGACTGTCCGGGCATTGGAAGCCTGTTTATTGAGACTCTCTACCAGATTATCCATGTGGACATAACTACGGATAGCACCGATGAGCTTCTGTTTGGTTTCCTCTTTGGACTCCGTGGTCATCTCTACTGTGCGGGCCCATACGCAACCAGCGGACCGTACGCAACCATCGGTCCCGCCGCCGATCGCAACACGATGAAGCAAGTGACGACTGTACAGATCAGCAGAATCAGAAAGAGTACCGCCACTCCGACCACCCACGGAAAGATCGTATTCAGAATGTGCATGACAACGGGATTGATGAGTTTCTGGAGTGCCAGCTGAGCCGTGGGGCGTTTTTCCAGTGCCGTTGCGTAGCTATCAGCGAGTTCGGCGGCCAGATCGTGTAGCGCATTGCGGGCCTTGCTGTCGGCTACGGGAACCGCGGTGAGTTGTGTCATCCTCTGCCTGCTGCAGCACCAAGCGGAAAAACACATGAACTATTTGACGCGCCCCCAGCAATAGACCGACCATGTCATTGTGTGGTCCCAAGAAGCAACCCGATGGAACCTATTTGTTGCGACTGGAACCGACGCGTCTAGCACCGACGCTGCGGTGGGAGAACGGCGTCTGGACTCCGACAGCGGATTGGGTTGCCTGGGCTGATCGTGTACGCGCCGAACTGTTGGGGCAGCTGTTGAACAAGCCGGCATGGTTTTCCCGGCCACCCCGGCGTGATAACCTGGACACTCTGTTTACTCCCTGGGCGGGTCAGAGCATGACCGGTGGTCTGTATATATCCGTACGGTCAGTGCCTACCGAAGCGGCCAGCGGATCCGCGTCGTTGAAGCTGATAGGTCTGTCTATGTCGACCCAGAGCATCGCGCCTATTTGGGATCTGACAGATATTATCCCGGATGCCGATGACAGCGACAAGATCTCTCTGTTCGGTCCCGATGAGGAGGATGGAGAGGTAGCAGTAGCAGGAGTGGGAGCAGCACCAGGAGGAGTGGCAACAACAGGAGGAGTGGCAGCAGACACCGACTACGAAGACGATGCCGACGGCCAAACGGTAGACGGAGATGTCCGTGAAATCCATCTGGATGATATTGCTCCGGCCTCCGCGGTGGCCTCTGCCACCCCGACACATATCCGGTCTCGCGAGTGGGAGGCCCGCAAGTTCCTTTCCAAGGAGCGCGTCCGCGAAGCCCGGCTGAAGGCCCAGATTGCCGATCGTGTGGCACGTAAAGAGGAAGATCGTTTCTACGCACAGTTCGGTGAGTTGGACGATGCCGAATCTCATTTTAGCGAATACGATCTCACGGACGACGAATCCGATGGCGCGTCTGCCGCAGAATAGAAGAGTACGAAAGAATTTTCAACCGCCACAGCAGAAATGTTTGATCAGAACCTCATTGTTGGTCTGGTTGTGCTGGCCGTCGTTGTCCTGGGTGTATACGCCTATGCTCCTAAACTCCGTGCTATGATGTCCGGCGCCGAGGGATTTGAGTCTCCGTATGCTCATGCCTCTGCCTCCTCTGCCGCCTCTGCCTCTGGTTCCGGTCGCTCCATGACGAATGGTCGCGACGCGAATGGTTCTCCTCTGTCGGGTCAGGGTGAGGCCGGCCGTGCGGCGGATCGCATGGGTGGTGCCGCGGTGCCGAATCCGTCGGCCGCGCAGATGGGCGACTACGCCCGCTACAGCGGTGAGGACTCTCTGGGTGCCGTGCCGATGCCCGCGGCGGCCAAGCCCCAGGGCTGCTATCCGCGTGAGTCTATGACGCCCGATGAGCTGCTGCCCAAGGACCAGAACTCCCAGTGGGCGCAGGCGAACCCTGCCGGCTCTGGCGATATCCAGGGCAAGAACTTCCTGTCGGCGGGCGCTCTGATCGGTGTCAACACGGTGGGCCAGAGCCTGCGCAACGCCAATCTCCAGCTCCGTGCCGAGCCGCCGAATCCCCAGATGCCGCCTGGGCCGTGGAACATACCGACAATCCAGCCTGATCTGCAGCGCCGTGCTCTGGAGTAATCACACTCATGATACACTAGAGTTTCGCGACTCATCTGACTCACGTGTCTCCACCTGCATAAATCATTATTATAATATAGTACGACTAAATATGCAGTATCCGCATACGGCTGTTTCAGGATACTGGATAATTACTAATAAACATGGGAATAAATTTATGGATTGGTTTAAGACTACCCTTGCCATAAATACACCGTATGTGTTTTTTGGTACGGCAGAAACAATTGCGATTGCGAAACAGTTTCGCCAAGGACTCCCGACACATTATGTAGAATTGAACATTGAACATATGTACTGTTATCAATTTCGTGACAGAATAATTACCGATCCTCGTCATTGTCCTTCCACTGAACTCAATGTTATTTGGAATGAAAAGCTGTTTTTATTACAAAAAGCAGCCTCACTCAATCCCTTTCAGAGTCAGTATTTTTCGTGGATAGACGCTGGTGTCTGCACGTATCGCAACGAACAGCCTCCACCAACTCCATTTCCTAATCCCACGCTTCTGACATCGCTTCCTACCGATAAATTTATTTTTACTTCTTCCAACGAGCCTTATTTTCAAGTACAATGTGCATCACCAACCAACTATTACCATTATATTTCGGGAACAACATATATGCTACATCGTTCTTTTATAGATAAGTTTGCAGAACTCTATAAAACATATCTTGAAACCCACATGAGCAAGGAAAATATCTATACGGATCAGGTCATCTTGACCTATATTTTTAAAGATAGACCACACTTATTCTATAAACTTGGCCATGGTTATGGCGCTCTATTACATTTATTAAAATAAATAAATAGTAATGTATAATTTCTTAACAGTTGGCTCTGATTGTTCTCATTCGTAGTATTTTTGGATATCTTTGTATTTCTCCCAATGATATCCCCATCGCCCTAAAAGAGGTTTTTCATATCTAGAATTGAGATACAGAATCTGCGATAGAATACGGTACAGCATGAATACATGGCGGCCCCCAGCGCGACAGAATGCGTCAACTTTTATACCACCATCGACTAAGTATTCCCTAAGTAAGGATGTACGACACCATCATATTACCGTACACCGCCGTATTGTTTTCTGTCATAGCCCGCTTCATTTTCATGTATTTATTATATACCAAGAAAAGCACAAATATTTATTCTCTCAGTTTCTGCTGTCTGAGTATCATATCTTCATCGATCTGGATTCCGTACGGAATCATCGTGAACGATATACCGATTATCGTACGGAGTGGAATTGAAATCATATTATTATCTTCGTCAGGTATCTATATAATCCGAAATCGATGTTTGGATTTGTCACCATTGCCACCACCGAAAATACGTGTACGAATCAGGGGGAATGAACTCTTCAGCAGGACCTTACGCTCTGGTGATCGGCGTATTGGGTGCGGGTCTGGCCGCCATGGCGTACAAACAGACATCCTACGATATGGCGGCGGTCCAATCGTCCGTCGATGGAGAACGCTATCTGGTCCGCGCTCTACCGGACAAACAGGACGCTGCCGATCGTCTGGCCCGTTGCCGCGGAAAGCTCCTGCGTCTGATGCGCGAACTCAAGGCGGCACATCCTGAGAAGCCCTTCGTCAAACAGATTCTTACAAACTTTGACTGTGTTGCCTCACGGTTCAGTGAATCCGCGCCCGATGCCGCCTACACCTCCTATTCGGTGAATAAGGGAGAGAAGGTCTTCATGTGTATTCGTCAACGCAACACGAAGGAGGAACTGGTGGATGAGAATATCATCACCTTCGTGGCGCTCCACGAAATGAGCCATATTGGCACCAGTGATGTTGGCCACACACCGACATTTTGGAACAACTTTGGATGGCTGTTGAAACAGGCGGAGGCTATGCAGATCTACCAGTATACGGATTTCGCAGCACATCCGGTTGAGTACTGTGGCATGCATATTACTGATTCGCCGACATATGATCCTGCGAAGGACACTTGAGGTCGGCAGACATGACAAAATTGGCATCGGTGGTTAGAGGGCTAATGAGCATAACCACGATTCCTATTCTGGAAAATCTACAAGGTCCATGGCGTATGCTCACCGTGGAGCTTGTAGGTATTGGTTCTACTGCTGGTGCTGGTGCTGCTTCTGCTGCCGGATCCACAACCATCACACTGCCCAACATCTATCCATTCACCAGTGTCAATGATCTTAAACGCCAAATCTGGATGTACACGAATGGAGATCCCCGGTGGGCACCAGAGAATGTCTATCTGTCCGTGCAGAACCGTCCACTGGAATTCTACTGGCCCTTTTCGCTGGAGCTGCCAGATCCCGTTACAGAGAGAACCCCGTTCGATGCCGTCGTGGATAGTGCCGGCAATCGCAAACCCGTTGGAGCAACAATGGTCGGTAGTCTAACTCTGGAAGCCGCCATGGCTCCCGAAATTCAGGCGAATCGCCGAGGTGGCAGTAGCAGCAGTAGCAGTGAAATCCCACCGATCCGCGCCGTGTGTCTGGCCGCGCTCCAGCCCGAATCCGACGATATTTCCGCACGGGAGTTTATCGGATTTTACCAGGTATATTTTCCGTGGCTCACCCAGCCCACCCAAATCGCCGAAGCCACAATACCGACGCTCAGTCCCGCACTACGGAATTCGTATGCCGCCGCCCTTCCTTATACCGAGGATCGGCTGGGTCGCATCGGCATCGCCCAAGATAATCTTCGTTTGGCGGGTACGCGGCCGTTCAAGATGCAGTCGCTGGTTCGTGTGCGCTGGACGATGCCAACACCCTCCGAAAAACCCGAATCGCTGGAGGAGACATTCTATGCCATGCGCACCTCCGAAGCGCTACCATTTTTGCGCTACTATCCGTTGGCAGGTCAGGGCGCACCGATTCTGAAGATGGCTCTGAAAGCCGACGGATCGCCGGTTGTCGCCGATCGCCAGACTGTTGCCGGTTGGCTGTCGGGCCCCGTTCCTACAACGAAATCCGCCGTGATTCTGGGACGGATCCCACTCTCCGCCGATGGAATCGGATCCGCCTTTACTCTGCTCATGTTCAGCGACGGCTCTACCGATATTTCTCTGGAAGTGGCACAGAAAGGCCAGATATGGTCTTCGACTGTCGCCATCGAGGCCGAACGCATCCTCCGAAACACCTTAGCCTCAGTCGGATTTCCTGCCGGTGTGAATCCGATCCTCCGTGATATCCACGCCACATATCGTTGGACACATCCGACTCCCCAGCGGTCATCGCCACTCACACCGTCGCGCCTCCAAGAGCGCATTGCTGCTCTGACTCCGTTCTTTGAAGCCGGCACCGTGGTGAAGCCAGGAACATTGGGAACATTCCGATGGCGCGCCGTCAGCAACTACGAATCCGAAACGGCCCAGTTCGCATGGATAACTCAGACGGTGTTGGCCGCCGATGTTGCGGGTACCCAGATTCTGGAAGAGGGCGCGGCGGGTCTCGCACAGCTCACGAACGACTTTGCCCGGCAGTTCGGTGTGAGTCCCGATACCGCGCTGGCGACGATCACAAGCTGGATGGAACGACGCGCCGAAGCCGTGGCACCGGCGGCAGGAGCAATCGGAGGCAGTGCCGCGGTGCCGAAGCACAGTACTGGTGCTCTCTTGACCATCGGCGGTACGCATCCGGACTATACTCTGGAAGTACAGGATGTCGATTCGGCAGATGATTTACAGCGGATTCTGTCGGTAGTGGGAGTTATTCTGGGAGCATCCAGTGGCGATCTGAAACTCAAGAAACCGTCGGCGGCGGTGGAGGCTGTGGGAGCCGCAGTGGCGGTGGCCGACGCAGTATTGGCGGAATCTGTCGTCGAGGCCAGTGCAGGAGCAGGCGTGAATGTAGGCGCAAATGGCAACATCGGCGAACTGGATCCAGATATGGCGGCTCTGTTGGGTGATCTGGGATTTGGCGGTGATGAGCCTGGTGAGGATGAAGCTCCTCAGCTGGTTGTCAATGAATCCGAGAGTGGAGCAGTGGCAGCAGCAGCACCAGCACCACCAGCACCAACCGTAGCACCAGTCGCCGCACCAGCAGCACCAGCAGCAGTTCCAAATCTCAACGCCGCAATGGCCGAAGTCGAAGAAGAATGCCGCGGAACCCGCTGGCGCGCCGGTGAACCTCCCCTCAAGATGCCACCCGATTACTACATGGCGCGTCTCAAGAAAGCCGATATGCGTCTATTCGGCTACTCGACCAAAGTCGGCGGTAAAACGAAAGGCTACAGTAAATCCTGTCAGCGTCGCGACAATCGCCAGCCGAATGTGGTCTCTCTTACAGAATACGCCCGCATCAAACGCTGCTATTCCGAAACCGTGCGGTTCGTGGATCTCCCTCCCCGCAAACCGTCCGATCTGCCACCTCTTCCCGCTGATAAGATCTTCCGTAAACGCCCCGACGAATACTGGCTGACCGACCCCGAAAATCCCGGAAAACCGATGTGGACCGTCTACGGCTACGAATCCAAGACAAATCCCGGTGAATTCCGCTACTTGATGTGTTCGGAACTCTGGTGTGAGCGCGACAACCTGCCTCTGATCCGCTCCGAGTTTGAGAGTACCGAAGGCCGCGGATTCACCAAACCGAAGAACACGTGTCCATTCTGTGGCGGCTCCACGATCGACAATCTGGAGGCTCCCGAACCAGGACAGAGTGTGATCGTGCGTCTGCCCAAGGAGGCCACGGGAAAGATCCACAGCTTTATCGGAACTATTACACGCTCCAACAAGCATCCCGAAGGATTTCCGTTGCCGTGCTGCGACACCACTCCGCGCCTTCTCAATAAATATCTGGAAGCGCGGTTCTATAATCGTCTGGAATATGGCCGAGAGCTGGGCGGCGATGAAGACGAAGAGGCTGGAGCAGCTGCAGGAGCAGGAGAAGTCGACGATGAGCCAGCCGAACCGCCCGCCGATTTAGCACTGGTTCTCCCTGGTGCGGTAGCCACCGGTCCTGATATCATCCATATCCTGGACACCATATCCACACAGTATGTGTTGGGATCCGATAAACTGTTGGACGCCGGCAAGATCGGCCTGGTTCCGCCCGTATTAGACACCTTCTTTGGACAGAACTCCACCCACGCGATCGTCAAACAGGGCATCAAACCCGTGTTCGCAGACAAGGCCACGATCTTTGTCCGTGTGGGCGTACAACAGAGTCCGCTCACGAAAGGTATGAATCTGTTTTCTGCACTGGCGCCTCTGATCAACCGCGCATCAGCCGAACAGGTGCTGAAGGATTTTCTGTCTCCGCAGCGCGACGACACGACCACCGCGGGAGTCAGTATGAAGACATTCGTGCGCGCCTTCGAATCCGCCAACTACGGAACACTCATGCACGAGTTCGCCGCCCGGGCCACGACGACGGATACCGATATAGAAGGATCATTAGTGGGCTGGGCCGCCTCCAACGGCTACGAACTGGGACCGAATCGCCCCCATGTTATTCGTCTATACAAGGCGTGGACCGCGTTTCTGGCGTATCTGGCGGATCAGAAACAACCCAAGCAGCTGCGCCATCTGGAACATCTGTTGGCGGCTCCAGGTGTTCTGGTTCCGCGGGGTCTATTGTTGGTGATCCTGGAACCGAATACCGACAGCACGGTGCGGGTGGTGTGTCCCACATTCGGTATTCCCATGGCGGGTCCGTATGCCGATGTACCGGTGGCGTTTCTGTGGCACGAACCGCGCGACGAACGGTGGACTCCGCTGGTCTTATTCAATGGAACAAAGCAGGCCGTTCGTCAGTTCGGAGAACGCAGCCGTGATCTGTTGGTTCTGCCGAAGGCGATGCGGACATCTCTGGAGAACTGGCTGCGGGAATGGCGGAGTGCGTCGCGCGGTTGCGGTCGCCCAGCTCCACCTCCGCATGTGTGGACACCTGATCGCGACACGGCTCCGTTGCCGCGGATTTCACAGTTGCGAATACCGATACTGGGACTCACGGCAACGAAGATCGTGCGCGACCGCAGCAATCGACTGGCCGGTGTTCTCTATCCGTCTGGTCAAGGAGTGAGTGCGGCGGCGGGTGCTGGTGCAGGAGCAGGAGCAGGAGCAGGAAATCCGATCCCGACCTATGTGTTTGTTCCCTGTCTGGACGACGGCTTTCTGGCGACAACCCTCCCCCGTATCTACGAAGTTGACAGTTTCGCACCGGCCTCTCTGGAGGCCACTCTGGCAGTCTATGAGGAGCTCACAGGAGCCGGCATGACTGCGCTCAAGCCGGTGGCGACAGTCTCGAAACAGAATGATCCCACCCAGGTCATCGGTCTCAAACTAGCCGTCGGTACCCTTATTCCGGTGGCAGCGGGACCGTCTCCGCCTGGAGGACTCCCTATGGACCAAGTGGGCGCATTCGCCTGGGAACGAGATGCGCTTATTCTGCGAAATCCGGATGCTCCTGCGTTTGTTCCGGCCACGAAGGCGGAAGCCGGCAGTGTTGACGAACAGATGACAGAAGCGTATCAGCATCTGCGTTTATCATTCGGACGGTGGCTCAACGGACCATCCGGTCAGACTACAAAAGAAGGCATTGTCCGTCTGGCGGGACTCTACGGACTGCCACTCTACGAACGCCGCAAACGGATGGATATTCTCTTGGAACCCATTCTGACACAGTGGATCGCCGTCGAGCAGACGAATGTCAAAAAAGAACTGCCCGTGCTTCGTATAGATTGTATTGCCATTCAAGATGACGAATCCCGGTGCGAAGCGGCCGGTGCCTGTAGCTTCAGCAACGGTCGGTGTTTGATCCACACGCCGGTACGGGACGCTGCGACGACGAATCCGGTTCGGATTTTTACGGCACGGCTCAGCGACGAACTTCTGCGGTACGCCGATAGTAGCCGCCAGATTCTATCGGGAACGGTGTCGGCGATTAAGGCTCCCCGTGGAGTCCAACGGGTCGGTGATGAACTCTACACGGCGGTCCCTCTGAAGGAATCGGCCGCGGCGGTTCTGGATCGTCTGGGATTTACGGGTGGTATTCCGCTTGCATTTCCGGAAGAGATTCTGCGTCTCACCGATCTGGAGGAGGAGGATGCGCTGATTTTTGAAGAGGCCGCGATGCCGGCGCCGGTTGAAGAGGGACTACCTGCATCGTGGACCTCCCGTGGTCTACAAATCGCCAATCCTCCCATGGATGATATCGAACAGAGTCGGCGATTATCGCTTGCGTCGGCTCTGAATATGTCGATTCCTGAGTTGGAAGAGATTCTCCAGAAGTGGCGGGCGAACCACGGCATAGCGGATGCAAAGGATCGACCGTTCCAATGGAGTATCCAGGATTTCTGGGTGTTGGCCCGCCTGCGTGGTGCGGATTTTGTGTTTGCCCATGAGCGAAAAGACGGACGCATTGTGATTGATCGTTGGATTTCGGCAACCACGAAGCCGGTTCCGATCAAGCGCTACACGATTCTGTGGGGGCCACGACAACTCACGGTGTTCAAGGGCAAAATATCGCAGTTTTCAGCACGGGATCTTCCACCGGAATTCTTAACGGCGTTGGATACGGTATCACCGTTGGCGGAAGACACGGTTCCAGAATCTACGGCTGCCATTCCTACTATTCCTGCTATTCCTGCTGTTGCGGATAACACTGTTGCAGAGAACACTGTTGCTGAGGACACTGTTGAGGCTGCTGCAGGAGCCGGTGCTGTTGCAGAGGACGCAGCAGAAGAAAGCCTATAGTTCTTACACAAACACGACCTGAGGATTAGATCCATCATTCCCCTTCACAGCCAGCGCCCGCTTCCGCGCCTCCATCATGCCATCGACCTCATCATCCATGAGGTTCAGCCGTGCGACCCGCCAGGTGGCATTGACAGGATGTAGAACTACCAACGCCAGCTCCGAAACAATATATCCGTAGTTCCGCTGGAGGATCCACCGATATACATTGAGCTGGATCGAATATTGCCAGTATTTCGCATCCGGCAAGTGATCCAACGGCCCCAGTCCCGACTGCCACTGGTTCTCTGTCTTGAGCTCCTCCACCCGTTTCCAATCATAAATGGCCAGGGTTCCATCCGGTTTCATGTAGACCATATCGATCGATCCCGCAACCTGATGCTCCGTGTCGAACACCAGCCATTCTGTCCGAAACGGAATAAATCCCGACCCGTGTTTCCGCTGAAACTCCAGAAAGTAGTTCCATTCGGATCCTGCTGCCGCCTCCCACGCATCGGCTTCTACCATAGCGCGACATCCAGTCTCTACATCCACCGGTTTGGCATCTGTAGTCCAGTGGACCGGCAGAGCATTGTAGAAATGTTCAATGTCCAAGTGCATCCGGGTTCCTGCTAAGGATGCATGCTGGCCCTTGTCTGACCACTTCTTCTTGATCTCATCGGCAGTCATTCCGTAGTACTTGCTTTCAAACCACCGCGGACCATTCATCATCTTGGCAATGACCACATCGGCATCAAAGTGTCCGAAGAAGCAGTGAAGGAATGTCGTACAACTGACCCAGCCTTTGGTGACTCCATCAATGGTATAGGTGTGGCTCTCTTCTTCAAACTGGATCCGGTCGTCCCGCGGATGCTTGTGCACCACGGCCAGTCGCTGCCACGGAAGTGCTCCATCGGTAATACTCTGCGGCATGTCTTATGTGTTGCTTGGTGCGGTGAATCGTCAGT